CCCTGATTTTCGAGAGCTCAAGAAGTTTATGAAAGAGCTGAGAGACGAGTTAGTAGAATTAGGTGCTGAAGAAGCAGAAGGGTGTTCTGACCACGATGTACTAGAAATGTATGGAGGTTGGATTGGACACATCTACGATGCGGATTGGTTAAAGGAAGGAAATTGGTAATGGATAAAATGGATTTATGCTTGTTGACTATTGATGTTGTGGTAAAACATTTTGAGAAAGTAATAGACGGGTTTGCCCACAAGTACGAAAAATTTGATATGCCGATTATTAACCTAGGCGTTAGTGGGATGGATCCAGATAGATATGCAGAGTTAGAAACTGTAGATGCGTTTCATGAGTATACTGTTGTACTAAATAAGCTGTGGATGGTAGAAAATAATATAGACGAAGGACTACTTATAGGCATAGTAGCGCATGAGTGTGTTCATGCGTTTCAAATGACAAAAGAAGGCTTAGAAACTTTCCCTCCACATCGATATGGTTATTGGTTTGATCCATACGAAGTAGAAGCTCGTGGATTAGAAAGAGCTTTTGAGCACTTAGTAATGAAAAAAATTAATAAGCAAAAGAAAAAAAGTTCTTGACAAATAACCTAAATACTACTATAATAGCTACATAAATTAAGAAAACAAACAAATTTAAAGGAAAAATTAAAACTAATGAGTAATTACACAGAAGAAATGACTTTGGAGATAACTAGCGTATATGTACAAAACCCAACTCGTGAAACTGTAGAGGCACTCGCAGTTCAATTCGAAAAAACTCCACGAAGCATTATTGCTAAGCTCTCTCGAGAAGGCGTATATATACCCCAGGTTCCTGTTCGCAAGAGCGACGGTGTAACCAAAGAGACTTTAGTACGACATATTGAAGAAGTAACAGGGGTATCTTTGCCTAGCTTATCAAAAGCTTCTAAGAACGACCTAGAAGCATTGGTGCTAACCTTTAACAACAACGCGTAAATCTTTTTTTACTTTCTCATGGAAGGCAATATATGAATGGTAATTTTTGGTCTTATAGACTTGTAAAAGAATCGGGAATAGTAAAGCTGCGAGAAGTACATTTTGAGGATATGCAGCCAGTACTAATGACAACATCAGAAGTGACAATTATACCCGAACTTGGTGATGATTTAAACTGGTTTGTAGATAGAGTTGCAAAAGCAGTAATGTTACCAGTAATTGACTACCCGTTCGGGCCTCAACAATTAGAACTAGACTTTAGTTAAGGAGATACTAATGGCTGTAAAATGGAAACCAAACGAAATTTTTTTCGACAGAAAAACAAATACGAAGACTATAAAAGTATTTTCTATTGCTGGAGTAAAGACCTCAGAGCTTGAGGAGCTTTGTAATAAGCCAGACTCTGATCTCCGAAGACTCGAGAAAAAACTCAGAGTAAAAGCTCGAAAAGAGCTTAACCTTCGAAAAAAGAAATTATTGACCTGAGGTTAAAATTTCTCTTGACATTTTGGTCAAAATGTTTGTATAATAGTTACATGAGATAAGAGTTAACAACACGAAATGTTTGTTAACGGGTCAGGTCGGAGACTATAACAACGACAAAAAATCCCCTTATGGGCTTTATAACGGGACGTCAATGCCATGTACAGCAGACGAAAAATACTGTGTACGTCAGTCGCGGGACAACACTGAGAGTTGCCCTCCAGTTTCACATCGTCGGTATCTGGATCAAACAAAAGACCGATTGGGTTACTCTAATATAGCCCTACCTATTGTGTGGAGTAGCAGGTATGTACGAAGGATGGGGACATACCAATCCTAAATGGTATATAAAAAGCCAGCAGGAACAGACTCGAAAATTGCTATTGACTGCTACGAGTCTTAAAACAAACAGCATATAGCTGTGTTTATGGCCCTCTTTGGAGTTTTCTCCTTTGAGGGTCTTTTTTTATATCACATCAACGAAAAAAGTTCTTGACTTTTTAACAAAAGTATCATATAATTTGTTTTTCACCTGAAAAAATTTTGGAAAAATTTATGAAGACGAAGTATCAATATGCCTTTGAGGAGGTGTTTGAGAATATCCCAGGGGATAATGAGAATATATTATTTAACATCCCCGCAGAGATTTGTAGTACCTTCAATTTGTCTGACAACACAGATGTAGATATATTTGTTGAAAAAGGACAAATTGTGATACAAATTTTGGAGAGTTAAAATGTCCAATATAATCCCGTTCCCTGTTAACCGAACCCTAAAGCATAACTTAGACGAAAAATCTATTGAATTAGAGGAGTACTACGACGCACTCGCACAGCTAGAAATGGCAGCTTTGCAGATAGAAGAGAAGGCGATAGAGCTTGAAGGAGAATATAAAAAGATTCTACATAATTATATCTCACATGTAGGGCTAGAGAATACTGAGATACGTTATCTAGAGTACGGGGTCGTAACAGTTTATTCAGATGAAGAAGGTAACTTTACTCTAGAATCCCCAGAAATACCCAACCCATAACCCTGAAAAGGAGATACTAATATGAACTATAGCCAGGAGGAGGCTCAGGCTCTTATACAAGAGTATGTGCGAAATCCAAGCAAGGAAACTGTGTCTGCGCTTGCAGAAAAGTATAGAAAAAGTACGAAATCAGTAATCGGAAAACTCTCACGCGAAGGCGTGTACCGAAGAGAAGTCTATAGATCTAAGACTGGTGATGTGCCGATCACGAAAGTAGAAATTGTAAATTCAATTGCAGATATGCTCTTATGCGAGCCAGAGTCCCTTACAGGGCTTGATAAAGCTCCAAAAGCCTCATTAAAAGCACTAGAAGACGCCCTAACTAAAGCTACAGCGGGTGCTCAACAGACTGATACCCCTCAAGACCCTTACAGGTCTCCTTCAGACGAATTTTTAATCACCTAGAGCTACAATACCCGTTTCTGAACATAGAAGCGGGGTTCTAGCACCTCTTGTATAATTCTAATGTAACTAGTGGCCCTACCACAAGTAGAACAAATTAAAAGTAATTGTTAAAAAGCTTTGCAGTTAAAAAGCAAAAAACGACCCATCGCGAATTGGATCAAATTGGGGATGTTGGAAAAAAAGTATAAATTTTGAGTTAAGTTAGAGGAAATTGAGGCGGGTTTAAAACGAATATATTTGACCATTACGTGGTCAAGACAGTTTGGTCAAAATAGTTACCGAATTCGTTTTAGTTTAAATTTAGCTTTTACGTGGATGTCACTCACTCATCATATCTTGCATAAATCCCGTAGTAGCACAACGTCTTCTCTTCAAGGATTCGACGTTGTTCTTGTACGAAATAATGCATTATGATTTGTTCGTATGAGTTGGTAAGAAATAATGACTTACCGAATTAATCTTACGATTAGAAATAAATTTTATCATACCTTTTGGCATATTACAAGTAATATTTTTGACCAGGTGATCGGTAGAATGCGTTGAGCGGGAATACAGAAACTAAAAAATATTTTATTTGTGCTATGCTAAAAAATATTCTTGACTTTGAAAATAAAAACAGGTATAATAGTTGTAAATCAAAAAAGAGAAAGAAAAGAATGAGAGTTTTTCTAACCTTTGACGAAGGTGAAAAGTACGGATTTCCCTGTGAAGTTCCAGAAAAATTTGTAGTACGCTACGGCGGACGAGACTATTCTATAGACCCTGCATCTTTAGACTGGGTAAAAAATATCTGCGGTTTCGTGCCTTCGACAGTTCGACACTGGTGCATCGCAGACTAAAATATTCGTAGAAACTTGTAATAGAAAGTTTGGACACGGGTGCAAGTCCCGTCAGCTCCACCAAAAGCACATAGGAATACAAAGTAAGTCGATAAACTCAACAGTTTCGCAGCCTATGTGTTTTTGACGGGGCTGAACTCAGTATCGACAAGCAATCGAAAAGCAAGTGGAGAATCGGGCAGCAACCTCCCGTAAATGGACGAAAACCTAAAATAAACGCAAACGACGTTTACGAACAAGAGCTCGCCTTAGCGGCCTAATCTTGCGAGGAGCCCACTGCCTTGTCATCAAAGTGTGGGACGAATTTTTTTAATAGCAAAAGGCAAAAAAATGAGAGAGTATATTACAAGTGAAGGGCTGGACAAGATTGTGCTAGAAGAACTTGATGCTGCTATTGAGATGGCGATGGATGAAGTAGCTCCAAACTATTGGCAAGATGACGCATTACTACGCTCGCTTCATGTAGTGAGAGCATATTTCAGTGTGCCAGGAACGTATATGGAAGGAGCTTACGACGGTGATCGAAGATAAAGAGATAAAAGAAAAGTTTCAAGACAGTACGATGTCTAAAGCTGGTCGTCTTGCTATGGAGCTCAATGCAGAGAAGAAGCGGCTCAAGCATGAGATGGAGGAACTGCAAGCTCAAGTAGATGACATGACACCAGTAACACCTACTGGTACTATTGATAGCTATGTGAAGTGGGCTGCTACACTCTTTGGAGTGACTGGCGTATTTCTCATGAGTGCAGGATTTGAAAATGTTGGGCAACTTGCTTACTTCGTGGCTGCTTGCAGCTGGGTATTTGTAGGTAGTGTTTGGAATGACAAAGCAATCATGATAGGCAGTGCTGTAAGTGGTACTGCTGTATTAATGAATATGATAGAAGGAATACTATAATGAAAGATTGGACGTGGAGAGAATGGCTAGACGTACTAGCAGTAGGTTTTATAGGCTTTTATGCGCTATTTCTAATGGTAGAACAGGTAGCATGAAAGTAAGAACTAAAAACAAACTAGAGGCATTAGAGGTTTTAAATAAAAAGTACAATAAAACTCTTTCTTCGCTGAAAGATGAAAACGTGCAAGTAGTTGATGAAAAGGAGGATTTCATGAACTTCAAAGAGACCTGTCAGGAAATGACAGAGTTAAACGCAGATGGCAACACAAATAGAGGTAGAGAAGGAGAAGAGCTCGTATCTTACTCTAGAGTAGCTCCAGGGCACCACAACCCAGAAAAGAAGGTAACTGAAGAAGAGTGGGCAGAAGTTCTTGCTGGTCTTAATCAGTTATCAGAAGAATCGCAGCGGGGTCAGGACGGGGCCATCAGCCTAGGAGACCTTGTTCCCGAAAATCACGAGGGAGTTAGAGAAGTCAAAATGACCCTACCTGTTCGAACAAAAGTAGGAATAGGAGTGTCTGAAGAGTAATGTACAAAGAAATGCTTTCAAAACTCGACCATGGAGTAATTTTATTAAGTTTTGAAAAACTTCCTGGATTTGGACAGGGTATCCGTGAGATGCCTTGTACAACCTGGGATAAAATTACTGGGTTCTCTATTGGAAAACAGGATCCCCTTTCAAACGTATTTGTAATGTGGTCCCTTGATAAAAAAGCGTGGAGAGATGTAAGAAGGGATACTATAAAAGGCTGGAGAGAGCTTCCGATAAGCCCTGACGGTTATGTAAATCTTGCTCCAAGTGGCACGCTGCCCGAATGGTTTAAAATATAAGGAAAAGAAAAATGGAAATGAAACTAACGCAAGTAGAAGTTGTATTTTGTGATAACGGAGTATATATTGAGTATCGCAATGAAGTTGGAGACTACTCACACCATAAAGAAGTGTTCCTCACACTTGGGGAAGCTCTTTCAAGAATTACTGAACTACGTGCATCTTCAGCATGAAGCCTCTTGAAATTACAGATCATAAAAGGTCGTGGATGCCTGGATACGCTGTTCAAATTCATAGTGACAGAAGAGGGCAGGCAAAAGCCTGGTGTAAAAACCTAGTAGCAAAAGAGCTGCTAGAGTGTTATAATTACCACATGAGTGTATATACAGATGTCTACCAAGATACTTTTTACTTTCATCACCCTATGATCGCACAAGTTTTTGCAGAAGAGTTAAAAGGAGAACTTGTCGATCTAAAGACAGGAATTTAAAAATATGGATGCAAGAGAGCTTCGGTATAAGTTTATGAAGTTATCAGAAGAATATGGTCAGAGATATGTATTTCAAGAGTTACTTCTCTACCTTAACGGAAGTCAATTAACAGAGTGTTACGAAGAATTCAGAAAAAATCACCAAAGCAGTTTTTATGACGAAGAAGGAAATCTAATAGATGATTGACATGGTTGAAATAGAAAAAAGAATAAACAGAAACTTAATTATTTTTACAGCGGTAAATCTTACCCTATCAATATCAATTTTCTTTGGGATAATAAATAATGGACTATAAACAACAGTTACAAACAATGTTTTGGAAAGGTGTGATTACAGGGTATTTTCTAGGTATTTTTGGTTTACTATTAGTACACAAGGCTTTTTCATGAAGTGGCTAGTATGGTTCTTGTGGACTTTCTATGTCTGCATATCTGCACCTGGTATTATTGGACACTACACAGGAACTGAGTTTGCTCTTGGATGTATTCTTATGGCAGGTTTAGTGGCTGTGCCTTGGCTTTTTATAGTAGGCAACGATTTTGAGAGGTATTAGGGAACACCATCCAGTATAGTAATAGTACTATCCTCTGAAATGTATGTCAGCTCTACCTTATATTGAGGAGTGGTTGCTACTACTGCGTACTCCCCAACAAGAATAGAATCTATATTAAATGTAGTGTTATCACTACGAACAGTAATTGCTGCTTCAAGATTAGAAGGATCGGCAGTAACCGTCGCAGTATAAAGGGGGTCAAGAATAGATATTACCTGATCGACATGATATCTATCAAAAACACCCCCTCTATGCCCTCTCGTAGCAAGCGCAATCCTTCTTCCTATTCCTACTGAAGTAGTCATTCTGGGTCTCGTGACACCAGGGTTATCTTATCAGTAGGATTAGTAATATTCATCTTAATCTCGTCTCCAGTAGTAATACTCTCATCTCTGATAACTTGCGGATTGTTTACATCAAGACCAAGATGTGTCCAAATCTCACGAAGTCGTATTTCGGTAGCATTACCTCCCGCAATAGAAACAGTTGGAAGAGAGGATCGCGTAAGAGAAATTGTGACACCTCCCACGGGGTTTACAGGATTACCTCCTGCCTCTCGAGTATAGATATTACCTACCATATCAAGTACATATCCATTTAAGTTTTCATCAGCAGGAATCCACGGCTGTATTCTCCATCCGTTCTCAAGAAAGTACGAATCGCCTAGCAGTGTATCTGCAGTAATAGGGTCTCCTCCAGTGGTATTGATAGCTTTGTACCATTCTGCGTTTTTTCTCTGCAGCACCCACTCTTTCCAATTACCATAGATATCTGTTTTTACGTTAATTGAGGTTTCGCCCTTATTCACAAGAATAAGCCTGTTAATACCATCAAACGTAACTTTCATAGCCCCTGGGTACTCTGGCAAGTTCCGAGGAGCCCAGTAAGTCCATTCTCCGTAATTGAAAACAATATTTGGCATTATTGCAGCCTTTCTTTCCAGTTCATATTCATATTAACCTTATGCACTTCTGCGCCCGTAGGGGTTATAAAGGGTGCCCACATAAAAGTCCATACAGGAGCTTTTGGAGGATTGCCTTCTAATGTTCCGTCTCCCCCAACCTGAGAAGTATTTGCCCAACCAGCATTAGTAACAGCTTTAAGCACTGTAAAATGATCCTTCGGCCAGAGATAGTCGATATCATCATCATCGGCTGTAGTATTTGCAAGGCCTATTGAATCTACATTAAACGTTGCGCCAGCGTCTGTAGTAGCTACACCTGTATAGGCATCAATATCTGCACTTCTCTTGCGAACTTTAATTTGCGTTCCGTCAAATTTTTGAATGTCACAGGTATCAGCACCTAAAGTAATAGTGTCCCCGATATTTAAAGTTCCAGTTAATCCACTATAAGTAATTACTCTGCAGGTTCTATCGTCGTCATAGTCTGATTGACTTGCATATAAATAAGCATCATCGCTTGATTCAATCCCCAAAAGATACGAAACATTATTTAAATTTGCAGGCCCATCTGTAGTGAGTCCCGCAATAGTTAAACTAGTACCGTCTTCAAATAAATGAGTAGAGGCTCCAGTCTTCGAATCAATCCCTACAGTTATGTAAACAAAACCATTTCTATCTGATACTTCCGCAATAGCTTGTTTGGTTTTTGCGGTATTTTTTTCTGCATTTGGTTTTAACGAACCGCTCTGAATAGTCTTAAAAATGTTTGTCCAATCAATCTCTCCAAAACCGTCAAAACCCTTTCTAAAAATTTCTGGACCATGCCCCTCATGAAAGGCATCCCTATCTTGTTGTAGGTTCGTGGAGGGTATATCTACCCAATTTTCATTTTTTAACAAGCATCGGGAGAATATGCGAAGTTCACCAGGAAGTTTAGTCGCAGTAACAGAATCTCTTGCAGAAATAGACAGATTAGTTGGCGTGTAAAGACTATGATTTGAAATAAGAGTAACTCCATCAGAAGATAAAATGTCGAGCTTAGGTCGAAGGGATACTAAATAGTAGGCTCCTTGAGTTCTAGGAGCATTTACGTCAACATCAAATTGTCCGTCATAGCCTCGAACATCTGCTTCTGCCATTACATCTACATTTACACCCTCAATAAAAGCTGCTGCTCCGAGAGGGTATTGATATCTAGTCTGAACATCTCCCTGTCCTCCATCAATTCTTTTCATAGACCAACAGATAGGACGACTAGGAAGTCTAATAGCATTACTTACCCAGATACCTAGAGGGCCGCCGTTGCCCATGTCCATTTCATGGCATACGATACGTTCCCCTTCATGATAAACACCCCAGCGAATAGTTCCACCACCGATGTTTTGATAATCAATAAAATAACTATTTGCTTTTGTAAGGTCAAGAGCCATACCAGAACCACCGGTTCCATCGAGTTTATCTCTATTCCAAGAAGACTGAGGTACTACACCTTCGGACTTCCCATCCTCAGATCCATCAGCTGCATCGTTGTAAGCTCCTACAGAGAAGGTTCTTCTATGGACTACTTGCAATGTAGTTCCGTTTAATCTAAACATAAAACCTTGAGAAGCATCGAAGCATCCCCAGTTTCTTACAAGACCAGGGGTTCCAATATCCCCTAGTTTATTTCCAATCACAAAAAGATTGGAAGCACCAGGAATTGAGGGATGATAAAGATTAGTAGTTTGAGTAGTTAAAGCACCGGTTTCTACACCTACAGATTCTACAACATATCCCCAATCAGGGTCGTGAGCAATTGTTCCACTTCCTATAAGAGTATTTGCAAAATCGCTGGGAAGAATACTCTTATCAAAATTATATTGCCCAAGCAAAGTAGATTCTGTAGTTCTTAGTCCCCCAAAAGCACTAACTTGAGCAGGCCCTTCAGCAAACCGCATGTTTGCCGAACCAAATCTATCAACATTTAGTCCATACTCAGGATTATCAAAACTCATAATATTTTGTGCGGGGATATAGATGTCTTCGGCGGGGCCGTTAACATATGCTACGATTTGTCCATCAATTCCGCCCACTCTTATCTCTTGATCATCCTCTGGAGAAAACCCATTGTGTCGAGCTAAAGCCTGGTAATGAACAGACAGTACCCCAGCAGTAGTTGATTCTTCCTGCACTCCGTGTATATGTACAGTAAAATCTGAGTTTGAATCAAAAACGGCTCCAGTAAGATAATAGATTGCTCCAACATCCCACAAGTGGTTTACGTCTTTGTTATCATACCTTAGTTCGGCAGTGTGAATCATGTATACACGATCACCCGTGCTTTCCGGAGGTATACGAGTATATTTTCGTTCGCCTGCCATTACTTAACTCCTTATTTATTTTCTTTGCTAAGCAGCGCCATAATTTTTGATTTAAAATCATCATCAAACTCGTCTAAAGGTTTCATATCGAATTCTTGTTTGGTTGCTTCTGCTAAAGGTTTTAATTCTGGTTCCGAGACAGGGACCGGAATTACTGGTTTGTTAATTTTAGTGGCTAAACTTATTACTTCAAGACGTCTGCTAGCATAGTTAATTTCTATATCCCAGCCTGTCTGGTATTTCTCCCAGTCTATCGTATCTCCTAAGTAATTTAGATCAACCATTTGATATACGTTTCTTTTTCTTGCGGGAAGCCCCTCTAGAATTTTTTCAATTTCAAGGCCCATTTCCACTTTAGTTTTAATCTCAATTAATGTAGAGTGAATAAATGTCCTGTCTGTTTCTGGGGTAACTCTTACGATATTATTAGGAGTAACAAATAAATCCCATTCTAAGGAGAACTCCTCCCATTTATCGCCCGGCTCCATTACTTTTTCAATTTCAGCAATAATACTATTAATTTCAGGTGTATGCTGAGTGACTCCGCCTTTCATAGTGTATGCAGTATGTCTTACTTTTTTTCTTGAAAACATAGTTTAATTATTTCCTTATTATAACTTAAAATAGGGAGAGACCGAAGTCTCCCCCTGTATTAATGCGTAGCCTATTATACAGTACCTGTATCGTAGTTACGTTCCAGTGCCGCAATTAGCGAAACAACGTTCGATTTAGAGCGGTTAATCGTACCAGGAGAGGATACATATTGTGCCTCTTCTAGTCCTAGGGCTACAACGATAACTGGTGCAGGAGTACCTGCTGAACCAGCACCTCGTTGGACATTACCATCAAAGTCATATGAGAAAGTAACAGACTCTCTCTTAGTAGGCCATGAAGGGTTTACTGCCCCTGACATGTCTGTGTCATCTTTGTCTTTTGCGATTACAGCGTTTGGAGTGTTGTAATCTTTTCCAGTGGGAGCAGTAGCAGCTAAGTCGTTCTCGAAGAATACGAAGAACTTAGCAAACTCGTCATCCTGCAAAGTATCACCAAAGTTGAGAGTAAGCGTAGCCAAGAAGTTAAATACACGAGTATTGTTCTGTGCATCCGTGAATTCAATACTGTTAGTATCTGCTTCAGTGAACGAATCAATGTAAACACCTTGAGAAGTTACCAAAGTATCACCAATAAATCGCAGTAAACTGTCTGCAGTATTACCTACAACAGTACCAGCACTTGCATCGATATCACTTACTAATCGTAGTGAGTACTGAACTTTTTCATAGATATCAATAGTACTATTGACACCGCCAGAACCTTCACCTGCAGTATTTGTGTCGCCATCAATAATAACAGTAAACGGATAATTAACCCCTGCAATTTCTCTAGAACCATCAAATACGTCATAGTTAGTAGCATCAGATCCAGGTGCAGTAGCAGTATTAGTACCAGTCTTATTGATATACCACTCTCCAGAATCACTTACTACATCACCAATTGCATAATCACCTGCTGTGGAGAAGCTCCAAGCACCTTTGATATTATCATTGGTTACAATATCACTGTTTGCATCTCGAAGATACGTAATAGTTGTAAGATCATAAGAAGGACGAACTGCACTACCGCCAGTATCAGTGGTACCATTGGTCGTAACAGCAGTAGGAGTCATAGTGAATGTGGTATCACTTGGGACCGAAAGAATAGCTAGGTTAGTCTCATTAAAATCAGTTTCAGTAGTAAAACCAGTAATAGTAAGCTTCTCACCAATTGCTAGACCGTGAGCCGAAGGAGTCGTATAGGTGTGAATTGTTCCATCTGAAGAAGCAGTAACAGAAACACCACCAGCAACAAAGCCTTCTAAATGAGGAACCTTCAAGTCTACAGAAGTGGTGAGCGGGAATCGATAAGCTTGGAAAGTTACCGAGTCAACACCAATATCTGAGAACTTAGATGTTCCATAAGTAGATTGCCACTCTCTAACAAACAACTTAAAGACGTTAGTAGAGCCTGTTTGGTCTTTGTAGTTGAAAACACCGTTGTCGAACATTTGAACTGCTTGGTTAACTGCACCAAACTGCTTAAAGTTAGAGGTATTCGTTGTTGAAGTTTCATCCTGAATCTGCTGGTAGTAAACTTGGTCAGTATTACCCAAGAGTCCCAGAGAGATAACACTTGACCACTCTTCTTGAACAACGTTTGAAGTATCTTTTACAGACCAACCACCATCACGAATCAATTCTACGGTAGTAGCAGATACTGTTCCAGAAACCTCAACTTTATCCCAGTTCCAGCCGTTGATCATCTCAAACTGCTCATCCGTAATTGGACCCATTGGGAAAGGGAATTTGATAAGTAACGTATCGTCTCGCCAAGCATCTTTCAATGCGGAGTATACAGCTTTAAGAGATGCTCCATCGTCTGAAAGGTTGCCTTGAACTACCAAAGCGATCTTTTTAAGACCCCAGTCGATAATAACTTCGTCGGCGGTAACAGGAGTCGAAATGTTAGCTGTACCAGTAGTCAGATCAAAGCCAGTTCCACTACCTGTAGTGCTGCTTTGCGTAAGCGTAGCAGCAGCAGCAGTAGAGCTTCCACCAACCAAAATTACAGTAAATTCTGTAACTGCACCAGTTGACACTGCATCTACTCGAACCTTACTACCATCACTTAAAGTAATTTCGTCGTCGACTGCATGAAGCGAGCCGGCGCTGAAAGTACCGTTATTACCGGTATTATCATAGTTAACTTCCGTCTGTCCATTAATCACATCACCATCAATGCTACTAGCGATGGGTGTGTTGACCGAAGGCACGTGAACACTTAACGCATCTGGGTCTTTTTGCACATTTGCGTTTTGAAAAAAATTAGCCATTTAGTTTTTCCCCTAATTAGCTTTGCCCAATTTCTGGGCATATAGTAAATACCTAAAGGTATTATATAAATTTAAGTGTTAAACTGAGCCACTGTCATATTGTCTATCAGAACTCTGAAAGAGGGATATGCTTGTGTTCTCAGTACCACTTAAAGTTTCTTGAATTCTAAAGAATTCAAAATTTAAATTGTGTGCTACTAAAACTATGGGTATAGCTCCCCCTGATACATCGTATAAAAAAGTGGCAACAAAATTACCGGTATTAACTGTATCAGCTACAACAGTTGTGAATGTGCTACTTGTAGGGCTGGTTGCTATATTTTCTGCTCCGACAAGCTCCGTATATGTAGTAGGATCATTAACATCCGTATACGAGTATATTCTTAATTCAGTATCTTCTTCAATATTGGATATACTTAAAGTTTTAGTCTGTACAACAGTAGTAGTAGATCCATTGGTATTTCTAATAGTAGGAATTGTACTAGCACCATTAGCATTAATTGTTATTGCCTGTCCACTAGAGTTATGTACAGCAGCCGAAGTTGTGCCGTCTGCCCCAAATGATTCAGTGGAATCAAAAACTATATTTTCAAAGTCTATAGAGGACGTAGTTGTATACGTAGCACTTGTTAGCTCTATAGCATGTCCCGATCCTTTTTGTATAAAAAGACAGTCATGTATGCCTCCCGTACTAAAACTACCGTCGTCGATTAAAGCTACGCCAGCAGCAGTTCTTGCACGTATTTCTGAATTTTTAATTTCAGCAGAGCCTTGTGTTACAGATAAACCGTCTATCGTTCCTCCATCTATGGTACAGGCAGAGGTAAGAGTAAGCTCTCTTAAGCCTAAAATAGCACAGTCCGTTATAGTTGCTGTTCCGGTAGTCCCAGAAAAAACTAAATCAGGACGATTAGTTGCACTAGCTACACTAGAAGATTGAAAGTTAGAGTTAGATAAACTAAAGCTAGTGCTAGCGTTATTTAAATTAACGCTCCACCCCAACCACGTTGAGGTAATTCCGGCTTGATCAACAAAGATAAGGGTGCTATCACTTTCATTAAATGTAGTAGCAACTGCTGTTCCTGCGGTAGCTCCCTCCCCTATCGTAAGGCGGGCATAGAAAAAGTCAACGCCGCCGCCTGAAGTAAGAAGCCCTTTAAAGCCTCCTGTCTTAGCTGTTTCAGTAGTACGTATAAATGATAGTGTATTATTTGTTGTGCCATCTAAATAAAATGGAGATACTTGACTTCCTTGAAAATACCAAGAAGAGTCTACAAAACTGTTTACTTTATTTCCTGATCCTGCGTTTCCATTATTAATTCTAAAACCTAATGTAGTAACCGCCGAAAGAGTAATAGTTGCTGATAGCTGATTCGCATCACACCAGATAGGAACATAACCGCCACTTCCAGGGTAAAAGCCTGCTCCAATATTAACCAAACCATCTGTAGTACCATCATACATTAAAAAGTCATAGTCGGTAAGCGTAGCGCCTACAGAGGTATTAAACCAATAAATCGCAGCACTTCCACTAGAAGAAAGGTCTACAGAAGAAGCAGGATTTTGACTCCAACCTTTAATTGTATTAGTTTCACTATCAATACGAAACTCCCCACAGCCTGTTCCTTCAAGCTCATATCCATCAGCATTATTTGTGGCAATCGGAGCGTTTCCTCCCCCTGGAGAGTATTCGTCCCAACCAGTAGAATCTAAAGAGTTGAATGATACAGACCTACTACCAAATGCCATTAGATTACAGTTCTAGTAATGTCCTTTACTACTTTTACTTTTCCTATTAAAAGAGTTTGGACATTTCCTGAATCGTCAACTTGTTGGATGTCGTAGTTATAGGTTCGAGCCTCAAGAACTGTAGTAAGAGCTTTCGGAGCGTTTAGGTAGACAACACCCAATAAAGCATCAGGGCCTGTAGGAACGACGGATACTTGTAAATCTCCGGGGTCCGGATCGTCAACATTACTTTTTAAAGTAAGAGTGTACGTGTAGTTTGTTACATTCGTAATAGCCCCATCAGAGCTAACGACTAGTTTAATAGTCCAGTCGTCTCCACGTACTAGAGGGTTTAAGTCTTTGGCTGTAAATGACATAGTAGGCTCAAGGTTCCTGGCCAATTATTTTTGGCCTAGTAAAACATTTAGTACAAATTATAGCAAGTTGCACCTACTATGTCAAGAACTATTTTTTGAAAGGTGGTTATTTTTTAGGGGGAGATAGTTTAGAAATCCAGTACATATTCTAGATTTGGTTCAAAATATTTAGGGCCTTTTAGAACTTTTCCATCGTCTCTATATATAGGCTTACCGTCTTCTCCTAGCTTACTCATATTGCTGGCGTGTACTTCAGCAAAACAGCAATCTAAATCAATTCCGTAGGCGTGTCCCGCCCCGTATACTACATATAGGATATCTGTTAAAGCGTCAGCAACTTCTACAATATCATCGGCATCCATAGCCTCTCTAAGCTCTGCTAACTCTTCGGAAATTAAATCGTATCGAAGTTCCTGTGTTTTAAGATCTGGAAAATCTGGAACATCCTTCACGTCTTGCCCGAAGATTTGCATAAAGTCTCCTACAAGCTCGAAATTAGTACCGTTTGACATGTTTATTGACTCCTTGTCTTTTTTGCTCTCGTTTAACTGCTGCTTTACGAGATACGTGTTTTTTAGTACTTGATTTTTCATAGTACTCATTTTTTCTATAGTCCCATATAATTTCGGAACTTTTTCTTTTAAAAATTTTTAATGCTCTTTCTACATTACCATTTTTTACAGTTATTTTCAATTTATTCCTTAAATTTCTCCACATAAAAGATATGATTTCCAATATGTGCAGTAACGCGCATACTTTTAGTCCATCCAGGTGGCTTTATATAGTCAGCATGGTACCAAAGAGCTCCCTGCGTTATGTTCTTAGTACTACCGTGATACAGCACATATGCTATTTCTAATGCTTCTTCATATGAAGAAAAGTCAGTAATAATTTTATATACATTTTCTTTGCAATACCAAGTAAATTGACATATATTTGTTTTTCGTTGAGTAACTACAGTACAGATTGTATTAGGGAATTTCTTAGATGCAACTCTGTTTATAACAACTTCCCCTACCGCACGTTTGCCCTTTATAGGTTGGTTTCTGCTCTCGAAATATATATTATTTGCTAGGCAGATTATTTCTTTTTCTTCTGTATGTGAGGCAAAAGCTGAGGTAGTATACATTAAAATACTGAAAGCTACTATTTTACTTCCTTTACAAAATACCATCCTCTATCCTTCAAATACTTGGCCTGCTTTACACAAGCGTTATAGCTCCTGTCCGGGAAGTAGTTTTCTAATTCGGTTCTATTACTTTTGTGATATATCTTACTAAGAAGCTTTCTTTCTTCGTGTGTCCACGGTCTTTTCTTATATATTTTCATGAACCTGTTACCTTTATTTGATATATAGTATAGAACATTTAACCTAAAAAGTCAAGAAGAATTTTTAGTTAGCAAAAAATTTTTCTTGACTTTTAAGTCATATTTATGTATAATAATAGAAATTCACAAAACCAAGCCTCGGAGATTGCATATGATTATTGGCGTTGATACACTTATTTTTATCTTTTGCTTACTAGGGTGTGGTATATCTACTTGGTACCTAGGGCATAAAGAGGGTGTAGAAGATGCCGTTCAATACTTTATTGATAACGGAGTAATTGAGGTTGACGAAGATTTTGAAGACTGATACGTCTATAACTATCATACTATAAACCGGAGAGCGAAAGCCTCCCCGCTAATCGAAAGATGGCATGAAATCATAAGATGAGGAGACATTTATGACAAATTCAAAATTAGCTATGGCAGACCTAACAAAAGTAATGTTTGGTTTTGACCGTTTCATGAACAACACGGCACTGTTCCAAGAGAACTTTGATGGTACTTACCCTAGATTTAATATTATCGCCAACAAGAATGGAGATAAAAGGGTTGAGATTGCTGTGCCCGGGTGGAATAAAGCGGATATCGATATTTTCCTCCACGAGGGTGTTCTAACTGTAGAGGGAAGAAAAAAGTTAGAGACAAAAGAAGAATCTGAAACATACGTTTACAAAGGCTTGAGTGGTAAAACATTTAAAAGAGTTTTTGGCGTTCCTGAACACGTTCAAGTAGTTTCCGCTTATATGGAGCGGGGCCTGCTTTGCATTGATTTGCATGAAGAAGTCCCTGAAGAATTGCAGCCTAAGAAGATTGCAATTAACTAAGGAGAAACGTGTGAAAAATATTATGGCCAAGAAAGAAGGTATCGCAGATGTAGCAGAAATTGTTGCAGTCTTGGTAGGCCTTACTGGCACTTTAGCATATATCATCAGCCCTTTAATGGTCTAATGGTAGGGTGGGGGCGTAAGCCCCCTACTTTAGAGAAAAAATATGGGTATACCTATAATTGGAGAATTATTTAAATCAGTAGCGGGGTTAGGACAAACCTATATTGAAGGGAAAAATGCGGTAAGTAAAGCTAAAGCAGATGCAAAGGCAGCAGTAATAGTTAAATCCGTAGAACAAGAAGGCGACTGGGAAAAAATTATGGCTGAAAACAGCGGAAGCTCGTGGAAAGACGAGTGGTTAACGCTTCTTTTCAGTATTCCACTAATAATGGCATTTATACCTAGCATGGTGCCATACGTACATGAGGGGTTCAAAGTATTAGAAATTATGCCAGATTGGTATCAGTATACACTAAGTGTAATTGTGGCCGCTTCCTTTGGGGTAAGATCCGCCATCGGTTTTATGAAAGCAAAAAAATGAAAGAAAAAGATCTTAATATAAACAAAGAAAGACTAATAGAGCAACTAAAAGTAGATGAAGGAATCAAAACTGAAATATATCTTGACCATCTTGGGTATGCTACTTTTGGTATCGGCCATCTTATTATTGAAGACGATCCAGAATTTGGGTGCAAAGTTGGAACAGCAGTATCAGAGGAGCGGATTGAGGAAGTTTTTGAAAAAGATCTACAAGTAGTTTTAGACGAGTGTAAAATATTATATGATAGTCACTGGGATTCTTACCCAGGAGAAGTAAAAGAAATTTTAGCCAATATGATGTTCAACCTAGGAAGACCTAGATTATCTAAATTTAAGAACATGACTAATGCGTTAAATACCGCAGATTGGAAAAAGGCCGCAATAGAAATGAAAGATAGTAGGTGGTATCATCAAGTGGGCGATAGGTCAAAAAGATTAGTAAATAGAATGACTGCAGTATCCTAGCGGTGTATATATGTATATGTAACAAAATAACAGAAAAAATGCTAGAAAATAATTCTTTTTTAGCCCATAAAATAGGAGATAAGTGCGGAATATGTATAAGAGACAATCCCAACGTGTCGGCAGCAAACGTAACGTACATGCTAGACAGCAACAAAGAAAAAGCGTAGGTAGGTGTTACGAAGGAAAATTTTACTGCCATATTCGAAAAGAATTCAATACCTGGGAAGACCACATATCTTTCTATAAAATTAACAGAATCTAGACAAGGAGAGACCCCATGCTGCCCTGCCCCGTATGTGCTAGCCCTTTGGGACTATCTCTAGACTTCATAATGAAGAACCCTATCTCTGCTTGTCCAGGGTGTAAAACTGTCTTTAACTTTGATGTTGAAGACGAAGTAAAGGGCAAAATGAAAGCAGCATTAAATGATATTGATAAAATCAAAAAGCGTTATCAAGGTTTGGTAACATTTAATTAAGGAAAAAAATGAGTATAGCTAACAAATTTACAGGTTTACCCATTGAGCAACTGATTACAGCCCCTATTATTGGAATGGCTAAAGGTCAGGCACAGCTCAATGATGTTACCTGGCAATACATTCAGGAAGTAGCGTTCACAAAAGGAGACGACGGAAAGACTGTAGCTCGATCTTTAGATGTTGAAATGAATAGAGTCATGACAGACGGGGATACTGGAGAGCAGTCTGTACAAACTTTATACAGTAAAGTACCTATGCTTCCTTTAGTGCCTCTGCCCTCCTTGGCTATTACCTCCGCAGATATTAATTTTTCTATGGAAGTTCAAACGTCAACGCAAGATACTTCTTCCACCTCTACAGAAAGCTCAGTAAGTGCTTCTATCTCTGGTGGATTTTGGGGAGCAAAGTATAAAGCAAATATTTCTGGAAAAGTAGCTACTAATCGAGAAAATGTACGAAAGACAGATAACTCTGCTAAGTATGAAGTGGCCGTACACGCGGAACAGCTTCCTGCTACAGAGGGGATGCTTAAGTTATCAGATTACCTAACACAGATGCTAGAGCCCTCCCTTATTCCTCTTTCTACTAATACAAGTGGCCCCTAAAATTTAAAAATTTGGTAAAGAATGGCAAAATTACATATAGATGAGCTAGTATCAGGACTTCTAGAAAGTGCTATGGTTGCTCAAAGTATTAGTCAGCGTCAGCATATTAATTCACTGAAGAATTATTTTAATGATGATGGTACCCCTAAAACTGTAAAGTTTAAAGTTGACGATAAAGACATAGTTTTTCCTCTCTACATTCTTGCAGACCATTCCTCTATAGGGCTGGATCAGTTAGATGTAGAGTTTGAGGCACGCCTTCATTTTGGAGATGTTGACGACGATGTCTCTCAAGTGAAAAAAGATGTTCTAGGCTTATTTGCAGACAAAGAGGTGGGATATCAACATAATATTAAATCTATATCTGTGGACAGTTCTAAATCCAAAAATTCAGGGCTCGCTAAAATAAAAGTGCGCTTTAAAGCAGACGAGAAGCCGGAGGCAGTGTCCCGGCTTCTTGACTCTTATATTAATACATTAGACGATCCCACACAGCAAAACCAGGAGTAATAAAATAAAAGACATGGATCTAGAGAAACTAAAAACCTTAGTAATTACAATGGAAGAGTGCGGAGAATTAATCCGCGCCTGCTCAAAAGTAATGAGACACGGAGTAGATGATCCTAAATATCTACAAAATCTGCAAGAAGAAATGGCCGATGTAAAGGCTATGATAATGGTTCTGCAACAAGCCTACGGGTTAGATAGAAGCATGACAGAAAACCTGGTGCAAAAAAGATTAGCAAAAATGTCAAACCCAAAGTACTCTTAGTAAATAGTGCTTGACTTTATATGTAGAATACTGTATAATATATTCTTAACTTAGGGAACTACCAGTGAATATATTTATTTTAGACCACGACATAGATCTTTGTGCTCAATACCATATTGATGCACACTCAGGTAAAATGCAGTTAGAAGCTGCGCAGATGCTCTGTACAAATCACTGGGTAGATAAATACCTAGGATATATACCTAGAAAACTAACTTCGGAGGAATGGAGTGTACTCAAAGAAGCCAAGAAAAACCCAATTAGGGATTTTCCCTATCTTCCTACTATGTATAATCACCCCTGTACTATATGGGCTCGTGAGTCACAACAAAACTATGAATGGCTCTTCTGCTATTCACACGCCCTCAATCAAGAGCACATCTACAGAGGTGGTGCCAATCACAAATCCTTCGAAGAAGTTATCCGTTGCTTGCCAGACATGGTACATTTACCAGCAACGGGACTTACCCCATTTGCCCAAGCCATGCCAGAAGAACTCAAGTCAGAGGATGCCGTAGAATCCTATCGCATGTTCTACATGAAGGATAAGGCCGCTATCGGTAAGGGTGCACACTGGAAAGTACGGGGTAAACCCCACTGGTGGGATGAGAATCTCGCAGACTATGATAATAGAATATCAGGACAAAAATAATGGCATACTCAGATAAAGTAATGGATCACTATGAAAATCCTAGAAATGTAGGAAGATTTGATGATGCCGAAGATATTGGTACCGGCATGGTAGGCGCTCCTGCTTGCGGGGATGTTATGCGCTTGCAGATAAAAGTATCTGATGAAGGAGTAATTTTAGATGCAAAGTTTAAAACATACGGATGTGGAAGTGCAATTGCTAGCTCTTCTCTACTCACTGAGTGGGTTAAGGGAAGAACCTTGGATTCTGCTAATGATATTAGCAACTCAGATATAGCAGAAGAATTGGCACTACCTCCGGTAAAAATTCATTGTAGTGTTCTCGCAGAGGATGCTATTAAAGCAGCAATTAAAGATTATAAGGATAAGAATGAGAAGTGAAGTAAGTTTAGTAGGGATGACAACTCCTAGTGCTCAAACAGGTTGTCACAATGCAGAAGATCTTATTGCTTTTGCAGCTCGGGTTAGCAATCCCGCAAACCAGAATAACACTAAAACTTCCAGCAAACTACTGGGCTATCTTATCAAAGAGGATCACTGGAGCCCATTTGAGATGGTTAGTGTTACAATGGAAATCAAAACTACTAGAGACATTAGTAGACAAATCTTAAGGCACAGAAGTTTCTCTTTCCAAGAGTTTTCTCAGAGATATGCTGTGAGCGAGTCGTTTGTTACAAATAGGGAAGCACGAAAACAACACCCTACCAATAGGCAGCTTAGTGAAGTAGACGAAGATGCTGATCGCCAAAGAAAGGCCCAAGAAGTATTCAGTGAGATGCAGGCTCAAGTCGCTCAAACTGCAAAAGATTATTATGAGATGGCCCTTCATAACGGTATAGCCAAAGAACAGGCGAGAGCGCTTCTTCCAGAGGGGTTGACAGAGACAACACTGTATATGTCTGGTACTCTTCGATCTTGGATTCATTACTGTGACCTAAGACGAGGTCACGGAACACAACCGGAGCACATGGAAGTTGCAGATAAATGCTGGGAGATCTTAGAAGTACACTTTCCCAGTGTATGCAAGGCGGTCGAACAACATGACAACTAGAAGCGTAGAGAGAAGAAAGGGCTCTAAGTGGAGGAACGGGGCTTATGATCGTAGAAAGAAGTCTATGCCCAACCCAATAACAGGATTTGAAGAAGTGGAAGACAGAATAATGAGAGCAATTAAAATTATGGGGTGGATTTGTATGATGGCAATAGGTATATCGGTAGGGATTATGATTGTATGAGCGAAGGACTAAAATTTGATACAGAAAAACCAAAAATGTATTTGTTACCTCCGAAAGCAACTATAGAAGTGTCTAAGGTTTTAACTTTTGGGGCAGAAAAATACGATGAGCAAAACTGGAGAAAACTAGATAATTTGCAGAATCGTTACACAGGCGGTGCACTTCGGCACATATTTGCACACATGGATAACGAACAAATAGACTTGGATTCTGGGATATCACATCTAGCACACGCCATATGCTGTTTATTATTTAAATTGGAGATTGAATTAGAAAATGCCGAGAGTAAAGAAAAGAGATTACGAAGAGATAACGGATACGAATATTCAAAAAGTTTTAGACTTACTGAATCCAACGGATGGGAAGAAACCAATAACTAAAAAAGAGGCATGTGAGATTTTACGCATCTCATACAATGTGTCTAGGCTTGATAAAATATTTGCAGAATACCTTGACCATAAAGAATATGTTTTAAAACGAAAAAGTATAAATAAAGGTAAAAAAGCTACAGAGGGAGAGATACAAAGCGTAGTCACAGAGTATCTACACGGAGAGAGCATATCAGTAATCGCAAAAGGCTTATACAGGTCTCCCTCGTTCGTAAAAGCTATTATAGAAAGGCTGGGGGTACCCCAACGACCAAGTAGCAGGCAAGAAAGAAAAGATCCTGCATATCTTCCTGACGATTGTGTAGCAGACTCTTTTATGCCAGGACAAGTTGTATGGTCTGCAAAGTACCACAGCCCTGCAGAAATTTTAAACGAAGTATCCATAGACTACCAGGCAGAGATGCCTGGGTATAGTGATGTTAACTATGAAAAGAAATACTCATCAAAGTGCTATACCATATATATTATGAAACCTATGGAGACCTCTAATGATTTTATAGTTCAAACTCCTAACATGGGAGGTTTCAATGCCTACGCACTGGCATGTGAACTCGGAAGTTTAGAACATTTGAAAAATATCGGAATTGATTTACAACGTTTATAAAAAAATATCTTGACATTCTTACTAAATTCTATTATAATATGTTTTTAAGAAATGAGGGAAACCAGAAAATGGGAGACCGATTTTATAGACAACAACTTGAAACTCTGGGTACATGCCCAGGATACTATGGAAAACCAAAAAGGAAAAGACCAATGGCGTGGGATGACGACAAAAAAGCACAGGCAGTATCAATGTATGAAGAAGCTGACCCTACCCCCGAAACTTCAGTAGAAATCGTAAAAGATATTGCTGACGAACTTGGAGAAACCGCAAACGGTGTTCGAATGATTCTTACTAAAGCCGGAGTATATGTAAAAAAGACTCCAGCAACTGGCGCAAGCAAATCTTCTGGCAGCACAGGTGGTAGTACCCGAGTATCAAAAGCAGCAGCTATTGAAACACTCACTCAAGCACTAACAGATGCTGGGCAGGATGTTGACGATGAGATTGTCGGCAAGCTGACAGGTAAAGCTGCAATGTACTTTGCAGGTGTTATTGCGGCTGTAAACAACTAAAAATTTTTCTCCTAAGCAGTATGAAGCCCCGCTCTTCGGAGCGGGTAGCTTCTATTCCTATATCAGTACAGCAAAAGATTTTGCTAACCTGCTTTATAGGAGCAACCTGTGAAAAAAGAAGAACTCACACAACTAATGGATCTGTATGGCGATGCTGTAATTAGCTATAGAAGCCAGAACTCTAATAAATTAAAGTATAATGTTTGTACTTTAGATTTTAGCACTGGCTATATCCAAGACAAGAAAAATAGAGCTAAAGAAGACGACGACACATTATTAATGTTTTGTTGGGATACTGATTCTTTTCGGCTGATGAAACCGAAAAATATTACCAGTGTTGTTCCGCTAGCCTCGATACTTAAAAACTCGAGAGGTTAGATATGGAATTATTCGAAGAGCCTAGTATTTACGAGAGAATAATACACACAGATGAAGTCAAAAACGAACAGGTCCGACTTACTGTTAGCACTTTTCGTGGTGTTGAGTATATTAGTGTCCGAAAGTTTTATCTGGATTTCCATGAAGAATGGAAACCTACCAGAAATGGTGTTACAATGCCGATCGACTTCGACAATTCCCGAGAGTTATTTATTGGGCTCACCGAAATTTTGTCCCTGGCAGAGTCCAGAGACGTTATAGAGGAGCATTTTAAAGATTTACTTGTAGATCTTTATTCAAAATAATTTCATAACGGAACTGTAAAAAATTCTTGACTTTATTAACTTTTTCCAGTATAATATATGTTCAATTTAGGGAAATACAGACTTGAAAGATTTTTTAGAAAAAGCAGCAGACGCATACTATAATGGTGTGCCACTGTTGTCTGACTCAGAGTTTGACTCTCTGGCGGCTAAATATAATTATAATTCAGTAGGCCATGTCGTTACTGACGGCATTCCACACCTTTATAAAATGTTTTCGCTAGAAAAAGAAATCTATAAAGACACTAGCTGTCTTGATGCCCGAATCTCCTCGTTGAGGAACGAAGGCAGGGTCTGTACTCCAAAATTAGACGGTGCTGCCGTATCTCTAGTTTATGTCAAAGGGCATTTTGCTCTAGGCTTAACTAGAGGAGATGGTAATCTAGGACGGGATATTACTGACAAACTCAGTACTATCGTTCCGGCTTCTATTGACCATCAGGGTACAGTACAAATTACAGGGGAAGTAGTATGCCCCCTGAGTGTTCCTAACGCTCGAAATGCTGCAGCGGGTGCTCTAAACTTAAAAAGTTTAGAAGAATTTGCTGAGCGTCCAATACAGTTTGTTGCATACGATGCACAGGCTAGTAGAGGACATATCCTTGAAATAGAGCAGTACACTGAGCTTATGGAGTTTCTACAGCATCAAGGATTTGATGTAGTTACATGTTTCGATGAAACAAACTACCCTACGGATGGTGTAGTTTGTAGAGTTGAATCCATAAGCAAATACTATAGCTTAGGTTTTACGTCTCATCACCCTCGAGGTGTAGTCGCGCTTAAGCAAGAAAAAGAAGGTGTAGTAACAACTTTAGAAGATGTAGTTTGGCAAGTAGGTAAATCAGGTGCAGTAAGTCCTGTAGGAATATTGACACCTGTATTTATTGGAGATGCGAAAGTTTCTCGTGCTACTCTGCATAACATAGAGTATATACACCAGCTAAACTTAGAAATTGGCTGTGCTGTCGAAGTAATAAGAAGCGGGGAAATTATACCTCGTATTTTACGACGGGTAGACCTATAAGGTCACCTGAAGAAAAATATTACTTGACACTCAGCTAATTTTTATATTATAATAATCTTTCACTTTTTAGGAATACTATACTTATCATTATGACTACTATACAAGCCCCAAAAACTTGTCCTAGTTGCTCTAGCCCTCTAACATGGGTTAATAATGTTTTGTATTGTAGGAATAATATGTGTGATGCCAGAACAGGAAAAAAGATAGAGCACTTTGCTAAGGCCCTTAAAATAAAAGGACTTGGCCCTGCAGCTATCAAAAAACTAGACATACAAGACTTTGATGAAATCTATTCTATGACAGAAGAGGATATCGCTGTTCGCCTAGACTCAGAAAAGCTAGCTTCTAAATTATACGCAGAGATTCAGAACTCTCGTTCTGCCCCTCTTGACTTAGTCCTTCCTGCTTTTGGAATCCCCCTAATAGGGAATACGGCAACTAAAAAGCTGTCTGCTATTGTATCAACTATGTTCGAGATTAATAGAGACGCTTGTACGCTTGCAGGGCTAGGCCCTAAAGCTACAGAGAGCCTGTGTAACTGGCTAGACTCGGAGTATTACTGCTTCTATGACGGCCTTCTGCCTTTTTCTTTCAAATTTTCTGAACAAGAAAAAGTAACTCTAGAAAAGGGTGTTGTTTGTATCAGTGGTAAGCTGAAGAGTTTCAGAACCAAAGCTGAAGCAACAACAGCATTGAATAGTGCAGGTTACGAGGTAAAAAGTAGCCTTACTAAGCAAGTAACGATTCTATTAAACGAAAGTGCGGTAGAGTCCAGTAAAACTAAACAAGCCAGAGACTCTGGCATTAAAATTTCAACAAACATTTATGAATTATTGGAGATATAATGGCACTTCCTAAGTGGACAGATGAGCGAACCGCTCAATTAACAGCTTTCGTTGGTGACGAAAGTCCTATTTCTCAAGGTACAGTTGCAGAAGCAGCTTCTACTCTTGAAACAACTCCTCGTTCCGTTTCTAGCAAATTGCGTAAAATGGGATTCGAAGTAGAATTGGCATCAGTAGCCGCAGGTAAGTCTTTCTCAGATGAGCAAGAAGCAACTTTGCGTGCTTTTGTAACAGAAAACAGCGGTGAATATAACTACGCACAAATTGCTGAGCATTTTGAAGGCGGTAAGTTCTCTGCTAAGTCTATCCAAGGCAAAATCTTGTCTATGGAATTGACTTCTCATGTTGCAGCTATGCCTAAAGTAGAGCCTGTACGAACGTACAGTGCAGACGAAGAAGCTACGTTTATCGCAATGGTAAACAAGGGCTCTTTCGTAGAGGATATCGCAGAAGCCTTGGGTCGAGAAATCAACTCAGTACGTGGTAAAGCTCTTAGCTTGCTCCGTTCAGGCGACATTGACGCTATCCCCCGCCAGCAGAACACCAAAGGTGCAGCAACTGCAGATCCTTTTGCCTCTCTTGGCAACCTAGCCGAGATGACTGTAGAAGAGATTGCAGAGGCGATTGGCAAAACTCCCCGTGGAGTAAAAACTATGCTGACTCGTCGTGGCCTCACAGCCTCTGACTATGATGGCGAAGCTCGGGCACAAAAAGCCGCAGCTAGCTAATAGCATATACATAATATTATGTAAAAACCAGAACAGCTACGGGGTCTCTCGTAGCTGTTTCTTTAATGTTCGGGGGAACGATAGTTGAATATAGCAAGTGCTTTAATTAAAAAGACGATTGAGGAGGCAGACCTCGAAACTTGGTCGTATGTTAAAAAAGAGTACCTCCCTTCCGAGTACCATAAAGTATTTGACTATATTGATAATTATTTTGATAACTACTCCCGATTACCTACCTTTGAGGACTTAACCCTTTCACTACGGCACGCTCAGACAAAAGAAAAGGTACTAGCAATACAATCTCTTGAAGTAGAGGCAGATGCTTTTACTTTATTGCAGTATTTAAAAAATGAGTTTACACAAAAAGAAATATTTAACTCGTTAGATACTTATATTGATAGTACAGTTTTATTTGCAGAAGCCGAAGAATCAGTACAAGCACTACATCAGATCGTGCTAGATATTCAGGATAAGGTAGACTTAGAAGTCCCATCCGAAAGTATGCAAAGAATATCTCTGTTCGACTCTGAAGACGATTTAGATAAGTACCTGCCCCTCGGTCTCAACTCAGACTATGATCAAAGCATTTCGTTTTCCCCCCGAGACCTGGTGCTTGTTGGTGGTAGACGAGGGGCGGGGAAATCTATTGCTTGTGCCAACGTTGCAGCGGCTTCGTACTTAGCAGGTAAGTCTTCTCTCTACTTTACAATCGAGATGAGTAGTAGAGAAATTCTGCAAAGAATATGTTCAATCTCAACGGGTGTGCCTGCCAATAGAATTAAAAACAAAAATTTAAGTATCACAGAATGGGAGAAGATAGCTTCTTGGTGGGCTGCACGATTTACTAAAGGCCAGGAGCGTTTGGATGAGTATAGAGAACACCGAGATTTTGACAGGTTTCACCAAAAACTTAGTCTTGGAGATCTTACCCCTGAACAACAGGTAGACGTAATATATGACCCTTCACTTACTATAGGAAAGATAAGAGCAGAGTTAGATAAAAAAGTATCTATACTTAAGCCTTCAGTAATTATTGTAGACTATATTAACCAGGTAAAAAGATCAAATATACCTAGTAGGTTTGGTGGCCAGTATGATTGGACTGAACAAATAGAAGTAAGTAAAGCATTAAAATCTATGGCCCAAGAGTACGAGGTGTGTGTATTTAGTCCATATCAAACCGATGCTACAGGAGAGGCAAGATTTGCTAAAGGTATTCTGGATGCCGCAGATGCTGCATACTCTTTAGAAGCCTGGAGTGAGGAGGATAACTGCATAAGTTTTAATTGTGTAAAAATGAGATCAGCTCCAATGCACAGCTTTACTTCAACCATGAATTGGGATACCCTAAAGATAGGTCCTGATAGTACACTAACACCTAAAGAGCGGGAGGACTCCTCAGAGAAAACAGGAGAAGAAATTAATGACAACATCGGGTAAAATTTCTCTTGACTATTTAGTTGTTTTCTTGTATAATATACTCTTAATTAGCGAGGATAACACATGATAGTATCAGGGTCAATTAATTATACCTATACAGGTAGAAAGCGTAATACACGTAAAGTTAATAAAGTAACTAAAACAAAGAGACCTTTCAAAGAAATGAAAGAACCACTGTTTACTAATAGTCGCATAGACGAAGTGAATAAGTACCCAAGCGCTCCGATGACTCCTTACAGGCCCGCAAAGGATACTTCATATAAGACACAGCATAAGTTTACCGTAGCTCCTGCCTATAATAAAGGAGCTTACATGGTTATACCAAGAAGCGAAGTAGAGGACATAGGACGATGATTAAACAGGACGATGCTAGAAGTAAAATTGAAGAGCACTTTATTGTTTTAGAGGCCGCTGTAGATGTTGGTGACTTTGAGTGGATGCAAACTGGCATGGCTAGGCTTTCTAAATACTACTCCTTTTTTACAGAGGAGGAGATAAGTAAGTTTGAAGAATATGAGCTAATCATAGAAACGGGCAGCCTCTCCGAAGAGTATGATAACTATTATGAGCCCACTGAATATGACGAGTGGCAAGACTATGATTCGGACTGTTAATGAACGTAGAAGATCTTTTAAGAAGTAAAGAAATTGCCTTCATACCTAAAGGTGGAGACTTTCTAGTAAGCTGTTTAAACCCTGCGCACCCAGACAAAAACCCTAGTATGAGAATAGACCAGATAACTGGTATATTCAATTGTTTTTCGTGTGAGTATAAGGGCAATTTGTTTACTCTTTACGGCGAACGACAGAATCAAATGCAGGTTCGAAGAGAGATGTTAAAGAAGAAAATACAAGAAGTACGAGCAGAGAATATAGGATTAGCCTTTCCTAAAAATTCTATGCCGTATGTAGGTAACTGGAGAGATATAAAACCAGAAACCTATAGAAAGTTTGAGGCGTTTCAGCAGCAATCTTTAAAAGAGTATCAAAACAGAATTGTGTTCCCTATCCGCGATAGAACACTAAAAATAGTAGCATTTGTAGGACGACATACCACAATGGGAACTCCCAAATATTTAAATAGTCCTGCCGGAGTAAAAATGCCATTGTTTCCCGTAGTTAAACCTAACTTAGGGTCTGTTATATTAGTGGAAGGTATATTTGATATGCTTAATCTACATGACAAAGGCCTAGAAAACGCTATCTGCTGTTTCGGTGTAAAAAACGTTACAGAGGACAGACTAGCAATTCTAGGTATGCAAGGAGTAAGTAATATTGATATATTTTTTGATAATGATGAGGCGGGTCAAGCCCAAGCCTCCCGTGTGGAGGGGTTATGTGAGAAAGTTGGTCTCACTTCCAGAGTTATTAAGTACGGTAATAAAAACGTAGATCCTGGAGCCCTTAAATATTCTCAAGTAAATGATCTAAGGATTAAATTATATGCCTAAAGTTGCATTAGTAGAAACTAAACCGAGTCGTTCAAATTTTAAAGAATTGTTCGACGGCTCTTTTGCGTTTGATACATATCATTTGTGCTCAGACGCGAGCGTTAAAAAAGTCCTGAAAAGAGACTGCGATATTGATATTGATACAGACCAATATGATTGGGTTATTTTAGTGGGTAGCGATGCACTAAAATACTTTACAAAAATTAATTCTGTTACAGAGTACTCAGGTAAAAAAGTAGAAGGAAAGTTCCTTCCTGTAATCAATCCTGGTATGCTTAAGTTTAAGCCCGAGGCTAAAAAGACCTGGGAGTCCTCTAAGGATAATATTATTAAGTATATTAGTGGAGAACTAGAGGACACTGTAATAGATGATAATATTGCTCGGGGCATACAAGATACTGACGAAGCTAAAGCATGGGTTAGGCAGGCAGCACAGCATCCTGTAATTGCTTTAGATTCCGAAACAACGGGACTATACCCGCGCGATGGTCACGTGCTAGGAATCTCCATGTCATATAATGGGGACGACGGTGTATACATAGATACTGAATGTTTTGATGATGAGTTAGAATCTATGCTTGCTGACTTGTTTAAGTCTAGCAAAGTTGTTTTTCATAATGCAAAGTTTGATATAGCTTTCTTTGAGTATCATTTTGGGTGGGTTTTTCCAGATTTTGAAGATACTATGTTGCTTCATTATTTAATAGATGAGAATCCTGGAGGCCATGGACTAAAGCCCCTTTCTTTAAAGTATACAATCTACGGAGACTATGAGAAGCCGATGTATGATTGGATGGATCAGTATAGAAAAGAGCATGGAATATTAAAGGGCGATTTTCAATGGAGCTCTATTCCGTTTGATATAATGAAAACATATGCAGCAATGGATGCTGTGTGTACGTTTACTTTATACCAAAAATTTAAAAAAATTAAAGAAAACCATAAGCTACTATCTGTATATGATAATATTCTTATACCAGGAACTAGGTTTCTAATTGATGTCCAAAACAATGGTGTTCCTTTCGACGCTAAAAGGCTGCGTATCGCCCAGGAGCTCATGCAAGATGACATAGATAGCGCGGTAGAGGAACTATATAAAGTAAACGCCATTAAGTTATTTGAGAAGGCTCAAGGAAAGGAGTTTAATCCAAATAGTACAGTACAACTACGATCCTTGCTATATGATTATATAGGTCTGCAACCAGTAATGAAAAAAACGGGGACAGGCGCTTGGTCAACAGACGCTGAAGTTCTACAAATACTAGGACAAGAACATGAAGTACCTAACCACATTCTTAATATACGGCAAAAGTCTAAGATTAAAAATACATATTTGGATAAAATTATTCCTCAGCTGGATCGTGACTCACATCTCAGAACCGGTTTTAATTTGCATTCTACTACTAGTGGCCGTCTTAGCAGTTCAGGCAAGCTAAACATGCAGCAACTGCCAAGAGATAACCCTATTGTAAAGGGTTGTATTAAGGCAAGTGAGGGTAATAAAATAGTTGCTATGGATTTAACAACTGCTGAAGTTTATGTTGCAGCAATTCTGGCAAAAGACACGGCTTTAATGGACGTATTTAAAAGTGGAGGAAATTTTCACTCTAGTATTGCAAAAACAGTTTTTAAGCTAACTTGTCCTGTAGAGGATATAGCAGACATGTATACTACTCAGAGGCAGGCTGCTAAAGCTGTTACTTTTGGTATTATGTATGGTGCTGGCCCTAAAAAGATAAGTGAGCAAGTTACCAAAGATTCAGGAACCGTATTTACAGTTGGAGAAGCAAAGGATGTAATTGAAGATTATTTTAAAACTTTTCATAAATTGGATAAATGGATCAAAGAAAACCAAAAGTTTATTCAAGCTAATGGTTTTATATACAGTTTCTTTGGTAGAAAGAGGAGATTACCAAATGTACAATCGGCGGATCCACAAATCCAAAGTCATTCGATTAGGAGTGGTCTTAATTTTTTGGTCCAGTCTGCTGCTTCTGATATTAACTTATTGGGCGCTATAGATATGAATCAACATATTAAAACCCATTCTATGAAAGCTAAAATATTTGCGCTTGTACATGACTCTATCTTAGCAGAGGTTGCAGACGAAGATGTTGACAACTATGTCAGCTCTCTTCGTAAGTACATTCAAATGGATAGAGGCTTGAGTATACCTGGAGCACCTGTTGGGTGTGATTTTGAAATAGGCGAGGACTATTCAATGGGTAAATTTAAGAAAATATATGGTAATTACATATAAAACGATAAAAAATATTACTTTTCCTATATATAGATTAAGATCTGATAATTGGAGCTATACGGATGGTTTATTATTTCTAGATAATGAAATAATAGACGATCGGAATATGCCAGGAAACACTCTTGGCCTACGGAGAGTTCAAACATCAGATCCTAGACTAGGAAAACTAAATAAACAGATAATTTCCGTACAAGGATTACTGAAGCAGGCTACACCGTATTTTATAGATAGCAAGGGCATCCCTTTTATCTATCAAAAAACGCAAATGTGTACTTTAAAATACAAACATATTAACAAAGTACATAAAGCAGAGGGTAGTTCTTTTATTATATGCAAAAAAATACCTCCTTTTAGAGTACCGAGGCCTCCTGAAACGGGCCAACGATACGCAGGGATTTTGTATTTAAAAGAATGGCCTTATATGCTCTACGAGTATTCTGAAGGACCGAAAAAAGATACGCGCAGAAAGGTATAATAAATTGGTATCCAAAATAAATAATGTAAAAGGCCAAAATAGAGGCGCTAGACGCCACAAGCCTAAAACCTTAAATGCTATTAATTTAAAATTAAAAACAGTAGAACCTCTAACAAGAAACCAAGTACTCGCATTTGAGAGCGAAAAAAACTTAATCTTACATGGAGTCGCTGGAACGGGTAAAACTTATATATCCTCATATCTGGCATTTGACGATATATTCAAGGGGTTGTATGAAAAACTAGTGATAGTTAGAAGTGCAGTATCTACTAGGGATATAGGCTTTTTACCAGGTACAGAAAAAGATAAGGCTTCCGTATATGAGGAGCCATATAAGGATATATGTATAGATCTGTTTGAGAGGGGCGATGCATACGAAGTTTTAAAAAGTAAGTACGTAGTTCATTTTATGACAACCTCTTTTGTGCGTGGCATTACACTAAGAAATGCTACAATTCTTATAGATGAGTGTCAAAATATGTCTTTTCACGAGCTAGACTCAATTATTACTCGAATAGGAGAGAATTGCAGAGTAATATTATGTGGAGACTTTCGACAGTCTGATTTACGTCAGAGCGGCTTAAGAGACTTTATACGAATACTTAAAGCTATGGAATGTTTCGATTTTATAGATTTTGAAATAAAAGATATAGTTAGAAGTGACTTCGTAAAAGAATATATAACTTCAAAAGAAACCTTGGGACTTTAATTATGAAAGCAGTACTAGGCAATAGAATTTTTCTCTCAGTAGATGGGAGATACAAAGAGTGGCTCAATAAACAGCTAACGTATGTTGTGCCTGCTCCTATGCCTACAGACCCTCCCATTGTAATTAAAAATATGAGCAGAGTTAGTTCTGAGTTAGTATCTATTCCTTCTGGCAGAGAGGATCTAATCCCTAAAACCCATGAAATAGTAGATAGAAGGGTGTATAAACCAGTAGAATTTCCTGAGTTTCGTTTCTCACTGAGAAAAAGCCAGCAGGATGTTTATGATGAAATTGACGATAGTTCAATTATTAATGCTTGGGTAAGCTGGGGTAAGACATTTACCGCGCTCGCTATAGCAGGAAAGCTAAAACAAAAAACTCTTATTGTAGTTCATACTGTACCGTTAAGGACTCAATGGGCTAAAGAGGTTGAGAAAGTATTTGGAATAATTCCAGGAATTATAGGTAGTGGTAATTTTGAAATAGGAGATCTAATTACAATAGGCAATACTCAAAGTCTGTATAGAAAACTGCCAGAAATCTCTAAAGAGTTTGGCTGTATTATACTAGACGAGATGCACCATGTGTCCTCTCCTACTTTTGCTAAAATTATAGATGCTAACCACGCAAGGTATAAAATAGGCCTATCAGGAACTATTGAAAGAAAAGACGGTAAGCATATAGTTTTCAAAGATTACTTTGGATCAAAAGTATTTAAACCACCCAAAGAAAACTTTATGCAACCAGAAATACATATATTTAGGTCTCAAACGCGTTTTATGGACGGAGCTAACATACCCTGGGCTAATAGAGTAAACAATCTAACTAATAATGAAGAGTACAGACACTCGGTAGCCCTGTTAGCTTCTAGTTACGCAGCCCGAGGGCACAAAGTGCTGGTAGTAAGCGACCGCGTGAGCTTTTTAAAAGCTTGCGCCGAACTGGTTGGGGATAATGCTGCTTGTGTTACGGGTGAGGTAGCACAAGATCAAAGAGAAACAATCATGTCTCAGGTGGAGGCTGGTCGGTTTAATGTATTATTTGGTACACAAGCTATTTTCTCTGAAGGTATCTCACTAAACTGCTTAAGTTGCCTAATTTTAGGTACTCCTATAAATAATGAGCCTTTATTGACCCAGTTAATAGGACGAGTAGTTAGAAAAGAGGAAGGTAAATTAACCCCCGTAATTTTAGATATACACTTGGTAGGAAAAACTGCGTCGAACCAAGCATCACAGAGAATGGGACACTACATAAAACAAGGCTACAATATTAAACAGCTTTAAAAAAATATTGCTTGACAATATGGTAAACTTTTGGTATAATATATGTTACTTTATGACTTTGAAAAGATAATAGAAACGTGCAATAAAAACGTCAATGATGTATTCGACGTGTTAGATATGTTAACGCATAAGACTATACCTAACAATAAATTTGACAGGCTCTACAAATGGGCAAATATAAATTTTAAGGGTCAGTCTTTTATGTTGCACCCTGAAGTAGTATTTTATAATAGTTATAAGTATACAAAAAAAGAAGTCGTACAGTATTTTGGAATAGCCGCTTTTAGGCTTACTTCATTATACATAGCGCAACAAACCGTTACTATTAAAGCAGTAAATCTGCCTCTTGATAGGAATTTATATATAGAAAACAGACTACTTAGTATAGACGATCGTGGCATAGTTCACTTTAAATACGAAGAAGTTACAAAAAAGGAGATACACTAACATGGCAATTTCATTTAACAAGCAAAAAGGTTCCGCACAAAAATCATCAATTTCAAGCTACCAGTATGTAGAAGGGGATAATAAACTACGTTTAGTAGGAGATATTCTCGCTAGATACGTGTATTGGGTAAAAGGTGAAAACGATAAAGATATTCCTCTGGAGTGTCTGTCATTTGACCGTAACGCAGAAGCTTTTAACAACAAAGAAAAAGATTGGGTTAAAGACTTTTATCCTGACTTAAAGTGCGGCTGGAGCTATGCTACTCAGTGCTTGGTCAATGGAGAATTAAAAGTAATTAATCTCAAGAAGAAGCTGTGGGAACAAATTATCACTGTAGCAGAAGACTTAGGCGATCCTACTGATTTTGAAGATGGTTGGGACATTTGCTTTAAGCGAGTAAAAACAGGCCCCATGCCCTACAATGTAGAGTATCAGCTGCAGCAGATTAAGTGCCAACAAGCTAAGCGCCCCCTAGATGATACTGAAAAATCTTTAGTAGCAAATCTTAAGTCAATGGATGATGTTATGCCCCGTCCTACTCCAGATGCGCAGAAAGAGCTTTTAGACAGAATTAATAATTCTCGATCAGATACGGGTATAGATGAAAGCATTGAAGACGAGTTTAAAATTGCATGATACTGTTTACAGCAGACTGGCATATAAAATTAGGGCAGAAAAATGTACCTAAAGATTGGGCTTTAAATAGATATAAACTATTTTTCAGTCAAATCTACTCGCTAGAGCTGGAATGTAACATGCACATTATTGGGGGCGATCTATTTGATCGTCTTCCCAATATGGAAGAACTACAGTTATACTTCAGTTTCATAAAAAATGTAAAAATACCAACAATAATATATGATGGTAACCACGAAGCTACGAAGAAAAATACTACATTTTTCTCGCAGCTTAAACAAGTATCAAGAGATGTAAACCCATTAGTACAAATAGTAGATATTGCCTATTTTGATGAAAGCCTAGGTTTTAGTATTCTGCCATATGCAGACTTACATAGACCTGGTAGCATAGAGAGGCTTAATTCAAGATTTCCATTATTTACTCACGTTCGCGGTGAAATACCTCCCCATGTTAAGCCAGAGGTGGACTTACAGAGGTTAGAGGATTTTCCTGTTGTATTTGCGGGAGACCTACACGCTCATAGTAATACTCAGAAAAATATAGTATACCCAGGTAGTCCAATGACTACATCTTTTCATAGAAATAAAGTATCAACGGGTTATATTGTTATTAATGAGAGTGACTGGAGCTGGAGGTGGGATCCCTTTGATCTTCCTCAGTTGCTTAGAAAAACAGTTTTAACTGAAGAAGAGATGATTTCCTCTGAGTATGACCATACAATTTATGAGATAGAGGGAGACATACAACAACTTGCAGACATAAAAAACTCAGAACTTTTAGACAAAAAAATTGTTAAAAGAAATTCTGAGGCAGCACTTATAATGGATAAAGATATGTCTATTTCAGAAGAACTTATGGAGTATCTACTCTATATACTAGAAATAGATCAATCAAACGTATCAAATATAGTAGGATTATTTAATGATTACGCTGCAAAAGTTGAAGTGGAGTAACTGTTTTAGTTACGGAAAAGACAATGAGCTAATTCTAACAGAGAGTCCAGTTACTCAAATAGTTGGAACTAATGGTATGGGCAAATCGTCCATACCATTAATTATTGAAGAAGCTCTTTATAATAAAAACTCTAAAGGCATTAAAAAAGCTGATATACCTAATAGATATACCAATAGTGGATATTCTATAGAACTAGATTTTAGTAAAGACGGTACACAATACAAGGTATGTGTAGACAGAAAAACTTCTATTAAAATTGTTCTTACAAAAAACGGAGAAGATATTAGTAGCCATACAGCTACTAATACTTACAAAACTCTTCAGGGAATCCTTGGAGTAGATTTTAAGACTTTCTCTCAGCTAGTGTATCAAAATACTAATGCAAGTTTACAGTTTCTTACTGCGACAGATACCAATAGGAAGAAGTTTCTTATTGACTTGTTGCACCTAGAAATTTATGTTAATTATTTTGATATTTTTAAAGAGGCTTGTCGTGAATGTGTAGCTAATTTGACTACAATTGAAGCTAAAGTAGCTACAATTGAAAAGTGGTTATCAAACAATAAATTGGAGGATACTACCCTACTTCCAATGTTAGATTTACAAATTTCTACGGAAGATGACGAAAAGGAGTTACGCTTTCTTACGAAAGAAATAGAAAATATTTCCGAAAATAATAATAAAATTTTAAAGAATATTCAATATAAAGAACTGCTCAGTAAGATAAATATAGTTGAGGTACAAAAGATAGAGGCAAAGGAGACGCTGTCTTATGATAGTTTACAGGAGTCTATGGGGACTATTTCCGGTAAACTCCAGGCTTCTAAAAAGTTATTGCAAAAAATGCAGTCTCTCGGCAATAATTGTCCTACATGTGAGCAAGAGATAGACGCAGAATTTAAAGCACATATAATACATGGCGAAGAGCGTCTAGTGGAGATTTTAAATGAAGAAGCTACAAACATTGAAACAAAAATTGAAGATGTTAAAAGAAACAATAGAGACTTCTCTAGGAAAGCTAAAATTCAAAGAGAGTGGGAAGAAATTTATCGTTCAATCGATAAAGATTTACCAACATCTATTGTGGATGGCAAAGAGCTTGAAGATCGCATCAACAGCGTTCGCGGACGCTTGGGAGCAGCAAGAACTGAGCTGGAAAAAACAGCAAGAGAAAATGAAAGAAGAACTCGCCAAAACACTAAAATAGAAGTTATACTAGAGCAGACTCAGGAAATGCAAGCTGAGTTAACTGAGTTAAAAACTAATTTAAAGACTCAAGTAGAAGTTTCTTCTAATCTAGAAGTATTGAAAAAAGCTTTTAGCACTAATGGCCTAGTAGCTTATAAGATAGAAAATTTAGTAAAAGAACTTGAAGACTTGACTAATATGTATTTGGCGGAACTTTCTGACGGTAAGTTTACCTTAGAGTTTGTAGTACAAAACGATAAGTTAAATGTAGAAGTGACGGATAATGGTAATGTAGTTGATATACAAGCACTTTCGTCAGGAGAGCTGGCTAGGGTAAACACAGCCACTCTAATAGCCATAAGAAAGTTAATGAGTAGTATATCAAAATCAAGAATAAATATACTATTCTTGGATGAAGTCATAAATGTATTAGATGAAACAGGTAGAGAAAAGTTGGTAGAAGTGCTTCTTGAAGAACCATTAAATACTTATATAGTAAGCCATGGGTGGACTCACCCATTACTAGAAAAAGTAGAAGTAGTAAAAGATAATAATATCAGTAGATTGGAGAAATAAAATGCACCAAGAAGTTATATTGGACGCTCTATCTCATAAATTTGAAGGAGAGATAGCGTACCATAAAGCAAATATTTTAGTATACTTAAATAACCCTGTAGGGATTGGGGAGCACCCAGATGTGTTGGGAGCTATAGAGACTGAAATACAAAAAATGGCAGAGTGCCAAGAAAAGCTAGAAGTTGTAAATCAGTTTTATGAAATGATGTTAACATAATGGTAGATAGCAGGGCTAAAGGTGCAAGAGGAGAGTACCTCGTTAGAGATATGCTGAGGGAATGTACCGATCTTAAATTTGAGAGAGTACCAAACTCAGGCGCTTTGGAGTACTTAAAGGGGGATCTATATATACCCCACGAAAAGAATAGATTCTGTATAGAAGTAAAAAACTATGCAGAATCCCCTCTTACTGATAAGGTTTTTACTGCAAGAAAAACAAACAATCTTGTTAGATGGTGGGTAAAACTTTTACAACAAGCTGCGGGAGGTGATCAAGAACCTCTGTTGTTTTTCAAGTATAATAGATCCCCTGTGTTTGTAGTAACCGCAGAAAAGCCTGTAAATACTATCGATTATATGTATATTAATTTTTTGGGTTGCTATATACTATTAGCCGATGAGTGGTTAGAAAAAGAAGAAATAAGGTTTATATAATGGCATTTAATTTTAAAGATACTGTAGAAAAACCTGCAGCGGGGTCAACACTAGTAGTTGACTCTTTAAATTTAGCCTTTAGATGGAAACATCAAGGTCGATCTGATTTTAGATATGATTATGTTCAGACTGTAGAAAGTCTAGCAAAGTCTTATAAATGTGCAGATATTATTATAACTGCGGATTGGGGTTCTTCATCTTATAGAAAGATGATCTTGCCCGAGTATAAGATGAACAGAAAAGAAAAATTTGCAGATCAAACAGAAGCAGAGAAACTTGCTTTTGAGGAGTTTTTTGAGGAGTATGAAGCAACTCTTGAAACTTTAAGTGAAAAATACCCTATTTTACGCTATGAGGGAGTCGAAGCAGATGATATAGCAGCTCACTTAGTAAAAAATAAAGATAAATACAATTTAGATAACATCTGGCTAGTCTCTAGCGACAGGGATTGGGACCTTCTTATAGGCAGTAATGTATCTAGATTTTCATATGTTACCAGAAAAGAAGTAACATTAGATAACTGGGGGGAGCATTATGATTGTAAACCTGAGGAATATATTTCTTTAAAGTGTTTAACTGGGGATAAAGGTGACAATGTACCAGGAATTCCTGGTATTGGCCCAAAAAGAGGGATAGGACTTATAGAAGAGTTTGGAAGTGCTTTAAATATTTATGACGCGTGCCCCATTCCGGGTAGCTATAAATATATTCAGTCACTTAATGAAAATTATGAACAAATTTTACTAAATTATGAACTAATGGACTTATTAACATATTGTGATGATGCTATTGGAACAGACAATTTAAGGGATATTGGAAGGAGAGTAGCAGTCAATGCCTAAGTACAATATAAATATTAACTATAAAAGAGACAACTATCTATCCGAGTTTAGTTTAAAAACACTAGAAGATAGATATATGATTGAGGGCGAGACTTCTCCACAAGATTCTTTCGCCAGAGCTGCTTGTGCTTTTGCTGACGATAAGGAGCACGCACAGAGATTATATGACTACGCTAGTAAGCTGTGGTTTATGTTCTCTACTCCGCTTCTATCTAATGGAGGTACAAAGAGAGGGCTACCAATTAGTTGTTTTTTAAATTATGTGGATGATAGTAGGGAAGGTATAACAGACCATTATACTGAAAATGCTTTCTTATCGTCAGTCGGTGGCGGGGTCGGAGGTTGTTGGACCGGGGTTCGGAGTGTCGGCTCGAAAACGAGCAATGGCTCCGAAAGTACGGGTGTAATTCCTTTTCTAAAAGTTGTTGATGCTGAGATGCTTGCTTTCTCTCAGGGCGTAACACGTCGTGGAAGCTATGCAGCATACCTTGATATTTCTCACCCTGAAGTAGAAGAATTTTTGGATGTTCGTAAACCTACGGGTGGAGACATTAATCGTAAATCTACCAATCTTCATCATGGTATTATGGTTGGGGATGATTTTATGCAACTCATCGAAGGTGCTACACGGGAGCCTGGGTTTGATGACTCATGGCCCCTAATTGATCCACACTCAGGAGAAGTTAAGAAAGTTGTATCTGCAAAAACACTGTGGGTAAAATTAATTCAAAATCGCGTAGAGACAGGAGAGCCCTATATTGTGTTTCGGGATACAGTCGATAAAGCAGTACCTGAGTTTCAACAAAAACTTGGGTTACGAGTGCATCAATCTAATCTATGCTCGGAAATTACTTTACCTACAAATGAAGAGAGAACAGCAGTATGTTGTCTATCAAGTGTAAATCTGGAAGAATTTGACGAGTGGAAAAACAACGACCAATTTATACCAGACTTAGTAAGAATGCTCGATAATGTTCTCACCCACTTTATTAAGAGCGCTCCTCCACAGCTATGGAAAGCGTCCTTTAGTGCGGAAAATGAAAGAAGTATTGGCCTAGGTGCTATGGGGTTTCATGCCTACTTACAAAGGCAGAATATACCTTTTGAAAGCGCAATGGCAAAAGGAAAGAACATGACTATGTTCAAGAGAATTAAAGAAGAGGCTGTAAATGAAACAAAACGACTCGCCATCGAACGAGGAGAGTGTCCTGATGGAGAGGGCCATGGTGTCCGTAATGCACATCTGCTGGCCGTTGCTCCTAATGCCTCTAGTAGTATTATATGTGGGAATACATCTCCTTCTATTGAGCCATATCGTGCTAATGCTTTTACTCAAAAAACTAAAAGCGGTAGCAGTTTACTTAAAAACGAATATCTTGAAAATCTTCTACAAGAGCTAAATCAAGATACTGAAGAAGTTTGGAAAAGTATTACTACGAACGGAGGCTCTGTGCAGCATCTAGAATTTCTAGATGATTGGACTAAAGATGTTTTTAAAACAGCAGTAGAGATAGACCAGAAGTGGATTATTGATCTTGCAGCCGATAGGCAGGAGTTTATATGTCAGAGTCAGTCATTAAACGTATTCTTTCCTGCAAATGTATCCAAGCAAGAACTACACGCTATTCATATGATGGCATGGAAAAGAGGTGTAAAGACTCTTTACTATCTCAGAAGTGAAGCGTACAAAAGAGCAGAAAATGTATCTGATGAGGCTCTTCGTCAGTATATATTTGATAGCTTAGATGATGAAGGATGTCTAGCTTGTGAGGGCTAAGGCTTGGATTATCTGGAAGTATACAATAGGAAGTTTCTCGGATGAAAAAACAGAGGAATATGATAATATAGTAGCTATAATAAGAACAGCTATTGTATTTGTAAATTTTTTAACGTGTTTTTTCATCATGACAAATGTAGTACACAACTGGTAACAGTTTAGGAGAATATAATGAGTTTATTAGAAGAAAGGTCTTATTATAAGCCTTTTAATTATCCTTGGGCATTTGAGCACTATAAAACTCAACAGCACATGCATTGGTTGCCGGATGAAGTCAACTTAGCCGATGATTTAAAAGATTATAGAGAAAAATTACCTGTTGAAAGTAGAAAACTTATTAATCAAATTTTTAGGTTTTTCACCCAGGCAGATGTTGATGTATGTTGTGGATATGCAAAGCATTATCTACCTACATTTAAACAACCCGAAGTACGAATGATGCTATCAGCTTTTGCAGCTATGGAAGCGGTTCATCAAGAAGCATATTCTTTGCTTCTTGAAACTCTAGGTTTCGGAGACGACGAATACCAAAAGTTTTTTGAACATAAAGCTATGCTGGACAAGCATGAACATCTAAGTAACTTCGGAATGGATACCCCTATAGATATTGCTAAAACAATGGCTATCTACTCAGGGTTTACCGAGGGAGTTCAGTTATTTAGTAGTTTTGCTATTTTGCTAAACTTTCCTCGCCATAACTTAATGAAAGGCATGGGACAAATTGTAACATGGTCAATACGAGATGAAACTCTTCATGTAGAAGGAATGTCTCAGTTGTTTAGAACTTTCATTCAAGAAAACCCAGACTTATGGAATGATGATTTAAAATATGAAATTTATTGTGCAGCAGAGCGCACAGTAGATCTAGAAGACGCTTTTATTGACTTGTGTTTTGAAGACGCGGTAGTCCCAGGCCTAACACCGGACGAAGTAAAAAGCTATATTCGATATATTGCAGATCGTAGACTATTAGGTTTGGGTATGAAAAAAATCTTTTCCAGCAAAGATAATCCTTTACCCTGGTTAGATTTTATGTTAAACGGAGTTGAGCATGCTAATTTCTTTGAGAATAGAGCAACAGAGTACTCTAGAGCAAGCACAACTGGAAACTGGCAAGACATTTTTAAATAAGGAAAAAATATGACAGATCTACAAGCGGTACCTAAAGTACCAGAAGGGGAAGAGCCAGAATCAATTAATATTGATGGAACTCCCCATAAAATCGCAGATTTATCAGAGTTGGCTAAGTATTACATTAGTCACCTGCAATCTGTTGCCGCTAAAATTCAGAACTTAAAGTTTGAAATTACTCAATATGAAGTAACAAATAATGGGTTTATGGAGCTACTCCGAAAGGAGATTGCGGAACCAAAAACAGAAGAAGCCCCTCCAGAGGCTGTTGTTAATTAAACTAAAGGGGCGCAAGCCCCTTTTTTAATTATGTATAAAAAGCATTTCTATATCTTCCTAAATCCCAAGGATCTATAGTAGTTCCAACTGGGTCAAAGCCCATAGGTCTAGCCGTAGCAGCTGTCTCATTTTCTCCTATATAGATTTCACCAAATTCACAATCTTCTTGAGAAAAAGCCGCAAAACCATAAGGAGCTGCAGGATACCAAACACTGCTACTATTTACTGTGAAAGATATTTCGTCACCTAAAGTAGAGGAGTTCATAGCGGTGGATCTACAAGTAAAAGTACGACTTAAATTACCCATTCCATCATCATCTATAGAACTAATAACCTCAATAACAGTACCATTAGTGTAATTCGACCAAGAACTCGGGGTGGCGTAGTTATAAGTACCCACAGCCTTAGCACTATACCCACTAGAACTCCCTCTGAAATTTTCAACAATAGACCAGGCATCTAATCCTCCCAGATCGCTATTAGACCTCTGAGCATAAAGAGTATATTCAGTAGTACCATCAGTTCTCCATGCAAGAATAACCCCTATAGAATCGTTATCGCTGGAAGTTGAAGTTATCTTAGTTCGTATATAATACTTTTGCTGTGCCTGACTATCAGGAGATACAAAACCTATTAGGCCAGCGCTATTTGTAGGTTGAGTAATTCCAATACCACTTGGAGCGGCATCCCAACCGCTTGCTTGGCCAACTAAACTAGGGTCTGAACTAAAAGCAGATTGATAACTACCAGTACGATGATCAAATCTTCTCCAATTATTAACCATATCCGACGTTCCAGCTGCAGTCAAAGAGCCTCCTGCATAATAATAATCGGGTGTAAGATTTATGCCCCTTCTAATATGTGGGAATACACCTCCTTCTATATCAAATCCTGAACTAATAGCGGCATCATAAGTTGCCCCTCGGGTTATATTGTAAATACCTCTTAGGTTTAAGTCAACGCTGTCCGATCCATTTCCACTAGTCTTCGGTATATTCGGCATCTTTACCCTCCAAACGTCTTACTTTTTTCTCGAGATCCTTAATTGCTTCGATGAGCAAAGGTACAAGCCCTTCGTATCGTACTGCTAGAGTACCATCCTTACGGGTACTTACTACTTCGGGTAAGACTTTTTCTACTTCCTGTGCGATAATTCCAACGTCTCTCTTTTTAACAAAGTAGCCGTCTTCCCCGCCCCTGTCTTGAATAGTTTTATCTTTCCAATTAAAGTTAACGCCACTAATATTCATTACTTTCGAAAGGGCGTTTTCCATAGGATGAATGTCAGTTTTCATATTAATATCCGAAGACCAATACGCATAGATATTTCCTTCTGCTCTAATGTCATCTTGTGAAAAAGTAGCTGTAGAGTTTCCTACGTATAAACCTTTAGTAGCTGTTATATCCGTAGCACTAAGATCTCCCGTGGTAGTTATATTAAAAGTTTGTCCATCTAAATTTGCCCCCAGTTGAGGAGTTACATCTTCTACAATATTGCCTAAGTACGTAGTATTATCAATCGAATAAGTTCCCGCACTAGCACCCCTTACCATGAACCCTTGCGAAGTAAAGTCACCATCTACAACTACATCCGCATGAGAAGTTTCCGTAGTTAAATATGTACTATTATCATAGCTCCAAGTACCTGCAGTGTTTTTTAAAAACCCGGTACCGTCTGAAATATTACTAGTAGTGTGTGCATTAAATATTGGATCTGTTTCAGTTGTGACCCCTCCTTCGGCATCTTCAAAAGTAAAAGACCCATTACCATCAGTAGTTAACACTTGTCCACTAGTACCATCTGCCCCAACATCAGTTAAAGAAAGTAAAGTTGTAGTCAGTACTGTATCTCCAGCTAAAGCCGTTGTACTGGTAGTTCCCAATTGAAGAAGAGCTGTATCTCCAGCTAAAGCCGTACCAGCTGTAGTTCCCAATTGAAGAAGAGCTGTATCTCCAGCTAAAGCCGTACCAGCTGTAGTTCCCAATTCAAGAAGAGCTGTATCTCCTTCCAAAGCCGTACCCGCTGTAGTTCCCAATTGAAGAAGAGCGGTATCTCCAGCTAAAGCTGTACCAGCTGTAGTTCCCAATTGAAGAAGAGCTGTATCTCCTTCCAAAGCCGTACCCGCTGTAGTTCCCAGAGCTAAGTTAGATGTTCCTGCCCCTATTAAAGTACGAATCTCTAAATCTGTAATATTTGTATTTAAAGAAGGGTTAGTTCCATTACTTAGTATTGCAGGTGTGCTTATGGCTGGAGGAGTATATGTAAACAATCCCGCATCATCATACGTTAAATTACCTGTACCGGAAGCTGTTGCTACAGTAACTTCTAAGTCTTCGAACCTTATAAAACTACTAGCATCATACTGTTTTTTAATATAATAGTTAGTATCAATTGCAGTCGTAACATTATCGGGGTCTCCGCCCTCTACTATAGATACATTAAACTCTAAAGTACTAGCGTCATAGGAAGTATCAGATAGAGTAAAAGTTCTTGTCTGATTATCCCCGGCAGTACCTACAGTATCTTCGCTTTCGTCTAAAGAATTAAAAGCGTCTCCAGTAACTGTAACTATGGGGTTAGTGTATCCCGTAGTATCAATGTTAAGAACAACCTGGTCACTTAAAGCAGTACCGGTAACATCATATTCTATGGCATCTCCACCATCCTTGATAATGTTTACTAGACGTGCTTTATCGACATCTGGGTCATTGGTTAAATAATTAACAATGGTCCACTCACTAGTTGCAGAACTTTTACGCACACTAGCAACTACAGTATCTTCTTCAAAAAGAAAGTTAAGACTAGATTTTTTTATTTCGTACCCTGTATCATAATTAGAAGTTGCTGGATTATTTAAGATTAATAATTCATCTGATATTACTGCTAAAACCTTAGCGTCATGCACTACTTCAGAGCTGTTTGTATCTATAATTCTTATATAATCTCTAGCCTCTATTTCGGAAGAGAAGCTTGTGCCAGTTCCTTGTAAATACACCTCACCTCTTTTAATAGATATAGCGCTGGGAGAAGTCAGAGAAGTATTAGAAAAATTATCGGCAGGAACTCCTGCAGTATCTATAACATCATACCAAAATCCTCCCTCAGTGTAAAAATCAATCAACTTCAATGATCCATTTCTAGCGACACTACTATCGTCATCCGGTTGTAAAGCGCCACCGCTTTTGGCTAAAACATAATATGTTTTATCCTCTTCTATTCCTGTCGAAGTCAAGTCTAGCGTGTCTGTATTTGATATCAACAACGGTAATTCGGGCGCTGCTGAAGGAAATACAATAAGTTCTTGAGGGGAGTTAAATTTAAATGTTGGTGTTGCTCCAGCAGTTATAAAAGGACTTTTTAAACTAGTGCCTCCTACGCCTACTCCATCCGCCAGTCGTTGTATTAAAAGGGAGAAGGGGTCATTTAAAGCATAAGTAACTGTAGTCATAGTTGAGCTAGTACCTAAAGTACTAATGGTTTGAACCCCTATTTGATACGTACCTTCCGATAAACCAGTAAACGAGTACGCATCTAGCCCCTTCTCTGTAAATATAGGATTAGGTGCTCCAGGTATATTATGACTAATTTTGTATCCAGCTAGATACTGATACTCTTCGCCATCTACTATAGGGGGAAGCCATTTAACAATTACTTCATCTGCTCTTGTTCTGAAATCAGAGTCTTGTGCAACATAAATCGCAGTAGGGGCAGGTACTCGTAAGGCCGCCCTCTCTATCGGAGGATCAAATCTATCAGCTTGATAAATATCAAACCCGCTTTCTACATCTTCATATTTCTCATTATAATGTTCGACTGCAGTAATCGAGTATATATTCACATCTTCTTGCGACATAGATAAAATTTTGTAAAGACGAGGACTTCCGATAATGTCAAGCTGGTATTCTGTATTTAGTTGAGCGATAGACCATATACTTGAAGGAATTAAAGAAGCCGTAAATGGGCTAGTAATAGTAACTACATCATACGACCCTGCTACTCCTCCAGTAGTTGTTGCATAGTCTATACTACGTTCTTCCATAAATGTATAAGGTGCCCACCTTACAGTTACAGGAACACCAGAATCATCTAATATATTAGATGCGGTAGTTTCATCGACATATAGTTCTAATGGTAATACCTCTGCGTTATTATATACAACACCATCAATTTCAGCGGTTGTTTGCGCACAAAAAGCTGCACTAGTTGTTATAAGCCCATATAAAGAGTATGTTATATCGTCTTGTAAAGGTACTTTCCTGTCTAAAGTAATAGTAGTAGATGTGGCAGCACTTACCCTACCGCTGGAAATAAGTCTATCCCTGGCTTGATCTTGTACTTGTATTACATCTCCCGGCCTAATAAAAGCTGCATTTAAAGAAGTTTTAAAGCTTACAAGCTCTGTTTGATAATTACTAGTCCATAATTTATATCTTCCATATCTCTGCGCCTGTCCCTCACTAGTAGCTCCAAAAGCATTAACGTACTTTGATTGTACTCTATTTTCTTGAGATATACGGGTTCTGTCCTCTACAATAATAGGGTCTATTATATAGTCTTTATCTGGATTATTATATCCTATAACTATCTGGTTTGGTCGTGTTTTAGCCCCTGTACCAGTATAATTAAATTTACCGTCTACTACGTTGGAGGCTGTAAAAGTATATACAGGCCAAGACGCCTGATCAGCAATAGGAGTAACTTTTCCATCTAGCCAATAAACTAGACCTACAAATATAGACGCTATGTCTTTAAGAAGTTTATAGGCATCAACCGCTTTAGTAAGATAGAGGTTAGCTCTATACCTAGGCTCTAATCCACCTTTACCATCAGGCACTAAATCATCGCAATATTTTGCAATTCTATACAAAGCATACTTATCTATATCAGTATCCTTTATCCAACCCCCTAATCCATACCTGTTATTTGTAACTAGATCATAGAAAACCCAAGCTGGATTATCGGTATAAGTTAATTCAGTCCTAAAACTACCATCCCAGAGGCCTTCATAGGTTGCAACATCAGTATTATTTTCTTCTCGGGTGCTGTAATTTGAAGGAATTTTAACTCTCATACCCCTTAATTCATACGTTCGCTGAGGAGCAGATGTAAATTCCGTACTATCGAATCGTACATTAGCATACGCAGTGTAGGGGTAGTTCAGGGGTTCTTTAATAATAGAAGATATATTAGTAATGGCAGACGATGCGTGCATTGTTGTGCTTCTTCCGCTATTCTTTCCACTAGGATACACGCCTCTTCCCTCTTGTCGAGTAGTTCTTTCAATAATTAATTCAAAATCGTCAAAAGGCTTAAAAGGCTCCAACCATACCCTCTCCTCAATTAAAAGGGGGCCTCTAGAGCCATTCTTTCCCGCTGAGTGTAATAGCTGGGTATCTCCTGCTCGAAGATTTACTTCTGAAATATCTGCCCCTCTATACAACTTGAGCTTTGTATTATAGAAAACGCCCGCATCTTTATAATCATTGTCTTTTGCATGGTAAGTGTACAAAGAATTATATGAGAAAGTAAATCTAATCTCATCAACTTCTGGAGCTTGTTCATATGTTAGACCAAATCCCGTAGGAGACGTGGCTCTAAAAGATACAGGATTAACATTATTCAGATTAAGACCAGAAGTATCCCCTCCTACTTCTACTAAATCTTTATATTCCTGACTTAAAACATCCCAGAATTCTAATGCTTGGTTCTGGAAAGAAGGGCCTTGAGCAAAAGATACCCCTGTAGAATTCCCATAATTAAGCATAGGCTCTTGTTCAAACGTACCTGGCCTAAACTGAGTAGATACACTTTTATACTTTGAACCCGCACTAACAGAAGCGTTGCCTCTACCCGCTAGTATTCTAGTGATCGTTATATTACTAAAGTTTCCTGGGCCTAAATCCCAATCTGCAACAAATAGTACATTCGTATCGTTAAGAGAGGCTATAACAGTATTGTCATAATCTAGTTGTAGTTTTAACTGAGACCCTGCCTCCTCGGCTTCATCTAAAAATACTTGTATAAGTGAAGTATTTGTATCCTTGAAATAAAATCTTCCAGTTGTATCAGAGTATCTTTCAAATTTGCCCTTTAAATATGTTTTTGGAGAATCTTCACGAGCCAACCTCATAGAGTACTGTTTTACTATGCGAACATTATTAATCCAGCTAGGGAAAGCAAAGCTGATAGTAGTATCTAGTTCTATATAGGGCTTAAAAGAGGATTGCGCTTGTGCCATGCCTCCTGGAAATATAAGGGCACTTGTGCCAACATTACTATCATAGGCATTATTTACTTGAATTTGAATTGCTGTCTTTGTAATTCCTGGTATAGCATCTGTGTATATAGCAGGAGTAATAACACCATCCCTAGGAGAACCATCTTTAATAAGAGTGTAACTGCTGGTAGCTATAGTACCTTCAACTAATATATCTTTAATCGGGTCTTTATTTAACTTTATAGACCCTTCGCCATTAACCAAGCCTTCAATTGGGCCCTCCGATAGCATATCAGTAATATTTACTATCTGTGACCTATCAGGTCTAAACGAAGTGCTAAGTACGCCTCTATTTTTATCTGCTATTTTTTGGTCTCTTGCACTCATTAGGGAGCCCCTCCAACAATACTTATGCTTCCATCTGGATCTATGGTCGAATCAGAGAAGCTCTGGCTGTTACTATTTTTAGCGGCAGAATTAATTACAGAAAAACTTATGGGTCTGCCAGGAATTTCTAGTTGTCCATATAGAACAGGCACAGGATCTCCCTCTATAATATTTTGCTCAGACCCACTAAATAAGTATGCTTGCGGAGCAGAGGCATCGACAGAAGGATCTGGAGCTAAAATCTCTGCTATACCAGTTAAAGCAAGATTAACAGCAACACCCACTAAAATTGAGCCAAGTGTGGTGCCTAAAATAGCAATACCCCCTATGGGAGTAAATGCGAGTGCTACAAGCAATATGGCAGTAAATATTTTACCAACACCACCACTAGAGCCCGAAACTACGGGGATTAAATATAAATCTGTAGAGCTAAGATCAACCACTAAATCACTTTCTTCTTCTAAAACTTTTGATCCATCTATTATCTCGAATCCTATTCCTTTTTCATGGCAATCTAAGAAATACCTTCTAATGCTAGGAAAATTTGCTTCTAGTAGTTTAATGGCTTCGTGTACCGAACTAACATCGGCGAGTATACTATCTACATATAAATGCTTAAGCTCGCCTTGTAGATGTATTTTACGTTTCATATCTATATACTCCTGTTAGAAATTTAGCCCAGTATGGGTATAAATTTTCTTTTGTTGATAATCTGTTCTCAGCATGGTGAAAAATAATATCATTACCTAGATATACTGCGCAGTGGTTGGCAACGTCAGAATATACTGAGAATATAAAAACATCATTTTCCTGAGCTTCATTAAGAGGAACTTCTATTCCTCCCCAGTTTTTTATTACTTCAGGGCTAAAGTAGTCTATTTTTTCATCTTTTTCCCACCAGTTAGCCTCAAATAGAATTCTTGGCTTTAACTCTATATTAACAGATTTTAGATAATCTCTCATTGCTTCAAAACAATCTGTAACTCCAAACTCATAACTTCTACCATATAACTCAGTATTATCGTGTTCGGGTGTTAATACAGTTAGATCCATATCAGGATAGCCAAAAATATAATAAGGTATAGATACCGCATTGCAAACTTTTATATCTGTCTCCGATGGAGTTGAGTCTAAGTCTGGGTGGCTATGTACTATTCCTACTATAGTGTACTCCATACTGTATTTCAAATATTGAACAGAGTCCATTTGAAAATCTGTGTTTGTAGTGGCATGGTTTGTACACGGTAACCAATGTAATTGTCCCGTTTTTATACCTAAAAGTCCACAACCCTCTTTAGGGTACTCTTCTCTAAAGTGGGTTTCTATATCTATTAAATGGTTAGCTAAATTTTGCACTGCCTGGGAACGCTCCAAAAGGTAATTTTACAGTAGTATTTCTGCGAGCAGATACTACTCCGTTTGCTGTTGCAGAAGCCTGAAATCTGGCTTTGCAGGATTTTAAAGTTTTTCCACAATAATCTTCTCTAGACCACCACCTACTATTCGTAGTGGGTATCCTCCCCTCGGCAAGAGATGATTCGTGAGAGGTACTACACCGCCATATATTATTTCCGTATCTAACATAGTCACCAGCATTATATGATTGTTCATCCTCCCATAGGGTCCAGGTTCTTATAATCTGCCAAAAGCCTCTATTGTCGTCTGGAGTGCCTCCGACGGCCAAAGTCTCAGCCCTGTAGTAATCCCCATTGAACGTTACAATACTATCAATAGCATAGGTTGTGTTTGCCGAAAAGGCACTAACTGATGTAAGTGCAGCTAATTCTATTAAAGGCTCATCATAGACATTAAGAAAAATAGGAATGGAACCTGCAGCTCCTATCTTCTCGTTATTAGCAGGCCAGTAACAGCCTCCTACCCTATCTAGAGCGTGGCCTTGATAAATCCAAGGACAGAATTTTCCTATAATCACTCTTGCAGGTATTTGTATATTCTCTAAGTCATATGGTGCTGCTAGTTCAAATTGTATTTCTGTATTTGTTTCCTCTTTTACCCTATCTATATAGTAGCTTTGTATAGGAAATTCCACATTTGAAGTAGAGGGCTGCCCTATCAAATATTTTTCCAAAGTTTGTCTTTTAACTAGTTTTAAACCTACTAGGTCTCTAAACCTTAGATATTTGCCGGTAGCACTTTCTATTGTAGATGTAAATACCTGTTCTACATTTGCTATAGTTATAGTGGGTCTTGAAGAGGCACCATCACTTGCAATATTAAGTCCTTCCATTTTAACTGGTATAGGAGTATAAATATTTACTTTGTTAGGATTTCGTGCATTATAAAATTGTAATTCTCGTAACGAATAGTCAACTCCAGCATGAAAGCAGAAAGGATCGTCGTTATCACTATTAGAAAGGTAAAGCTCGTAAAGTTCAACAATACCTGTATTTACTTCAGTACCTTGTACATCTGTTGCTATGATGTTTGTCATTTTGTCTTATCCTAGTCCTGTGTTTGTCGGGGTTGATACTGTAAATCCGGCCGCCTGACTTGTGTCGGTGGTGGGAGTAGACGCTGGTGTACTTGAGTCGTCTACTGTACTTAATTCGTTTTGCCTAAAATTTACTACAAACTGTACCGTATTAGCAGCACCGTAAGAAGCACTATCTATTGTAAGCACGTCCGATACTTTGGCGCTTCTAGCCTCAGATATTGTTGGATTCATTGTAAATCTATAACTTAAGTGTGGAAGCTGAGAGGGGAAGGCAAGGTTCGAAGCAGGAGGAGTATATAGAGATTTAGTATTTGCACTAGCCTGCCTAGTAACTTCAGTATCACTAACATTAGCACTGGTAGATACTATTCTAAAGTCATTACCCTGAGAAAGAGTACTGTTGATCCCCGCGTCTGGATCGGAATCCCAAGGTACACCCAATTGGCGTGCTATTTCGCTAGTGGGTAATGTTAAGTAGTCATAGATTGCTTTTGCGACTAAGGTCCCGTTATTCAATAGCCATATATCTAGTTGTATATATCCTGCCTCTGATACATTAGTGCTAATATTAAAGGTTATGGGCGTGGATACAGTACGTCTTTCTACTTTGGCCTCTGCACTTAATATGTAGTTCCAATCAGTAGCGCCATCTTGACTAGTAGGTATATCTAAAGGAGTGTTAAGATCGCTTATATGATATAACTTTATTAAACCTCCGAAAGACTCTAGCCCGCCGGCTGTACTGCTTTCATAATTATATTTAATTTTAGGGTTTAAATTAAGAGCAACTTTTTTATTTATGCCTAATGAGCCGGCAACTTCAGTGAAATTATTAGGAACGCTATTTGAAGAAGTTCTTGATATAAACCAGTCAGTAGCTGTTCCGCTGACAGCTGTTGCAAGAAGATAGCTTTGACCATCGGCGATGGCTTGAGCAGTTATAATATTGCCAAATGTTGTTTCCGAAAATTTAAAAGTTAGTCCTACCGAACCCCCCACTCCTGGGGCGACTGTAGTAGTATCTGCGGCCAAATAAAAAGGGAACGGTGGAAATGTAATAGTTCCTGGCGATACAGTGGCAAGCTGTTTAAGATCAAAAGATTTCATTGCAAAAGTACCTGAAGCAAGAGTGTTAGGTGTGCTAATATATACTTTAATTGTTACATCTTCTGGTATAGGATTTTTTACAGTAACAGTCCCTGCAGTTACATTCCCGCCCGGAGCTAAAGTAATCGTTCCACGGTTTGTCGCAGTCGGAAATCCAGGTTCTAGAAAATCAGCTATATCAAGATCTCCCTCTCCGATATAGTAATAAATCTCAGTTTCATCAGTTACTGTCATCTCTCTAAAGCTAGTATAATTACCTATTCCTGCATCACTATAAACAGGGTACAATACATCACCAGCCTCTGGAGACTTATTTGGGTTGGAAGAGTTGTACATAGTAAAGTTTACATAAAACAGCTTAGGGGCTGGAGGCGCAACTATTCCACCTTCAAGTTCCCTAATAGTTACCTGCTGAGTTGCAAGAATAGTGTTTATATTGTAGTCTCTTAAATTTACAGTAAATGCTTCATCACTTGTATCAATATCATCAACTAATGAAGGCCCTTCTATGAGTGCATATCCGGCTCCGTCTGTTGTTATCTCTCCTGCTATAGTACCGGTATAGTCGGGGCTAGTTGCTGTGCCTGGCGTGATGTCCCACTTAAATAACGTATTATATTGGTTACTTGTTAAATCTATCTCTACCGTAGAACCTTCAAATAATGCATCAGTTGTGTTTTCTACTATGTTTCTCAACTCTAGAGTATACGTAGGAGTAACAAAATCAGAGCCCTTAAGTATTCTAGTTAATATTCCCGAATACTCGAGCTGGCTAGCTATATCTTTTATGGATACGTTATGGATTTCCGTATACTGTGTATTATTGGGAGCACTCGCTACTACACTTAATGTTACATCAGAAGATAGAGAGGTGTAAGACCCTATCGCACTTACCGGAGTAGAAGAAGAGGTAGCATCTGTACTTGAAGATACATCTTCATCAAATTTTATTTGATAGTTGCTCGCATCAAAACTATCTGGATTATTTATCCAAAAAGACTGGAAGGCTCCGTCTAACAATACGCGTCCGTCACTTTTAAATGTAATATCAATTTGCTGCGGGGAATTGCCTTGTTTTGTTGTTTCAAAAGTAGGAACAACAGGTAATAATTCAAATATAGACACAGTTACACTGGCTGTAGGGTAGTCTGATAGTGAAAATACCAATTCAGTAGGAAGAGACCCTTGATAGTTTTGTTCAAGAGTTAATACTATGCTTGCAGTGCCATCAAAAACCTGAAAAGTTTCAAAATCAGTAGTAAAATCACTAACTGATACGCCCGCTACCTGGAAAGCCACTTCGGACCCGTTAGGTACATTAATAGTATTAATAGTAAATGTTATTTCTTGTCCAGGATACGCCTCAGAAGTCGAGGATAATACTGTATACTGGCCTTGTGTAAATTCTGTTAAATTCTGGTATATTATATCATCATTAAACTCTGTAGTAACTACTTTAATAAAAGAACAAGTCAATGTTGCTATAGCTTTATTAATATAGGTTACATTATAGTTTTCACATACAACCGGAACACTACGAGCTCCATCAACACTGGATGAGTCTTTTACATGTAGTAGAAAAGATTCGACCCCATTTTTAGAATCAAAAAAATCGATCAAATCCGTAATTTCATCGTAAGATCTATTTGAAAAAGAGGCTGAGAAGGTCTCTTCTATAATATTTATACCGTCGGGGGTTCTTTCTTCGTAGGTACCACCTAAATTAATAGACCTTACTCGCTGTTTTATAGACGAAGAAATACCACGATCATATCTAATATATCGTTCTGAAGCTAATCCTATATTAATGCCTAGTTCTTGTGACATTTAAGTTATGTTATCCTGTTTCTACATACGCCGTAGTTACAAATCCATCAGTAACGTAGGGCTGTATATCTATAAATAGAGGTAGTTCAAATACCTCTTTTAGTTGTGCTGTTATAGTACCTAGTTCTGGAGAAGTCCACTCTACCTCATAATTTTCACATATGCAAGATATAGTTTTCTCACTTTCTACAGATACAGGAACTCTATAAGGAAACGGGTATGTACCTTTGTATAGCTGAAAAAACCTAAAAATAGCATCTATTTCTTCTTTAGGCCTATTTTCAAATTTTAAAATAATAGTTTCCTGCCGATTTAACAGAGACTTTTTCCATTTTTGAGTATACCCATCTCCAAATTTAGAGTTAAGAACATTAAAAGATGCCGACCTAGTGTAAGATCTATCTGGGCAGACATATCTAGGCTTAGTAACAGTTCTAATATTAAATCCAACTGGCATTATTTAATACTCTTAATCATTATCTATCTCAGCTATTGTTTCTGTTATTCCAAAGCTCGAAAAGAACTTTTACTTTCTCTTTTATTTGCTCAATATCAGCGTGCATTTTCGCCAGTACAATTACTAGCGTAACGAAAGCGACCGCTATAGGCCAGCCCGTATTTACAACTTCTAAAGCGCTCACACTTTTCTCCATACACTTTACGTGCCTCTCTACTTAGTAAAGAACAAGTCCTATTATTATACCAAAGAAAAAACCTAGTACACATAAAAAAATATACTGCTGTAATCCTTTTCTACTGATTTTTCTCATATTAACTTTTTACTCTTTTAAACTTGGCATCACAGCCAGAATGATAATCACTAATGTAAATTACTGAAAATTCTTGACAAATGACAGGTATCTGATAAAAGGGTTCGTCTCTTACTACATAGGGAAAAGATTTTACTCCTTCTGTTCTTTCAAAAAATCTTACTATTTTTTCTATAACTTCTGGGCTTCTGTTTATAAAAGAAACGGAGTACTCTTCATTTCTAGTAAATACTCCGTCTTTAATTCTGCTTTGATATCCATCTCCAAAATTTACTGATAATATCTGTGGTGTAATTATTTTTTTAAAATTTCTATCAGGACATATTATGTCTACTCTTCTCAAGTTTATACTAGGGCTTGCAGACGCGACCATTGGAACTACAGGTACAGATTCTACACCTTGATTATCTATAGGGGTTAACCTAGTTACTCCTAATGTAAATTCATTTGATGAAGTAACTAAAAAAGTTCCGTCATTTTGACTCTCAAAACTATTTACAATAGTTACTATTTCTCCCAGTTCAAATACAGATAAATTTGTAGTTATTGAATCTATAGTTCCATCATTTGTCCCGCTTATTCTAGTAAAAGAAATATCGTCTGCAATTATAATAAACCCTATATCAAATCCTACTGACATTATGCAGCTCCGTATGGGCTAAGTATCCCTCCAGAGCGCTTTTGATTTTGAAGTTCCTCTTGTACTGCCTTAGCTATTATATTTCCTAGTTTAACAGCGTCTCTACCAGACTCTTCCTGCGTTGAGGAAGTAGAGGTTCTGCCCCCTTCTCCCATACTAACATTAACTGTAACATTATTATTCTGGTTTGACCCTATTCTTTTATCTTTTAACTCTACAGGGACTCTCTTCCCATCGGGCATAGGAATAACAGCTTCATTATACCTACCTTCTCCTATTAGTGCATAGGTCGGCTTATCTACTACACCTCCATTAGCTAAGGGCACCGGCGCTGCTCCTCCTGTGAATATTGAACCTATTACTGCAAAAACAGTGCTAAGTATACTTCCTCCACCAGATGCTACTCCTGTAAGACTAGCTAAAAAGCTTTTCAAGAAACTTGCTAGACCTGTCCCGAACCCTTTCAAGAATCCAGCAAGATCACTTCCTAATCCTTTTGCACCTTCAAAAAACTTAGAAAAAGAAGTTTTAATCGTTTCTGTAAAAGTTGTCTCTTCGTTTAGTACTTTCTTTACTTCGTTAGTAGCGGTTTCTAAAGGCTTTGCCGCTGCTTCTCCTACATCTTGGGCAGTTTTTACAGGGTTCGCCGGAGACGGATTAAGTATCTCAGACATGTTACTGTCGTTTGCCTTATCACAGGCACAAGAAGCACAAGCAGCTCTAATAGTCTCCGCAAGTGCGGCTGCTCCGTTTGTAAAGGCGTCTTTAAGTGTTGTGGCCATATTAGTACTAGTTGTATCGAGTTGTGTGTCAAGTATTTTTGCACCCTTTCTATGGCCTTCTGCAACTTTATCTGTTAAAGTCATTCCACGAAAAATTTTAGACCCCAAATTACTACGGGCTATCATATCTATCATCGAATCGGCCATAATCTCCGAAAATTTACCCGCTAAAGTTTCAAATACAGATTTTGTTAAGTTTAATAAACTATCTCTGAAGCTGCTTTCGGCTCCTGTTAATAAATCATTTATAGCCTGTTGTAGCCCTGATTCAAAACCGTTAGCAATGGCTAGTCTATACTGCTCCATTGCTTCAGTAGAACGCATTAAAATATCAAGTTCAGCCTGCTTCTGCTCTCTTGTAGCTGTGGCGATCGCTAAGGTTCTCTTTGAATTCTCGACATTCGAGACAGTATTCTCGTCTATAGCGTTACGCAGCTCTAGCTCTTTTTCTTTACTTTGTCTAATCTCTAACTCTAATAGTCTTTGTTGATTTATTATCTGTTGACGACGTGATTGCCCTGCAGTAAGACCCGCCTCAAGTATTTTCTGTCGGGTTAGTAGTTTTATTTTTTTAATACTTTGTGCGTTATTAAGATCTGCAAGATCGTTTTGGCGCTCCAATCTTTCTTTCGTTAGAGGTAGAAGACTCAGTTCCGCTAGTCTCAGAACATTAGCAGCTCTTAGTTTATCAACGAGCTCCTGCTGTGTGTCAGATAACACCCTAAGCTCACCGTTTTCATCCACGGTTGTTTCTAGTATCTTTTGCCTATTAGTTTCTATGATAGCAGTTAGATCGCTTTCTTTCTTTGCTTCGGCAGCAAGCTGCTTTTGTAGTCCTGTTAAGCTTTGAGTAGTAATTAAAAACCCTGCCTGTCGTTGAGTCTTAGCTATATCTGCAGCCGTATCTATTTTTCTAATTTCGTTATTTAGTTCTTGAAGTGCCAAAGCATCTCTAGCAAGATTATTTCTATCCCCTAGTAGTTGTATTTCAACTCGTAAATTTTTTATTTTCTGCAATTCCTCTGGTGACAATTTCAAGGTATTAATCCGGGCTGTTTCCTCTAACGTAGCAATATCTTTTTCTAGCTTTAATTTCTTTTGGTCGTTTTCAAATATTTTAAGCTCTGTATTGAGTCTGGACTTTGTAATACCATCTGCATTTCGTAAATTTGCTGTAATTTGTTGTCGTTTATTTAATAACTCTGTAGCCTGTTTTCCCTCAAAAGATATTATGCTTGTTACTAGGTCTCTCTCTTCTATTAACCTAGCTTTTCTGTCCTGTATCCCTTTTATTCTTGGATCATTTGTATTAAGATTGTTTTGATCTGCTTCCAGTTTCTGTATAGCTGTATCAAGGTTGTTAAGAGCTGTTAAATATTTCTGTGCCTCAGAAACAGGCATTATCTTATTAACTAAAGTAGTTCCGCTTTTTGTTACGTCTGTAATAGCTTTATCATAAGCTGCCACGCCTTTACTTACTTCAACAAATAGCTCTCTAGCTTGAAGCAATTCTTCAATCTGACTCTTTTCAATAACTTTCGCGGTTCTTAGTGCCTGGAGCTTGTTAAAATACTCGTTAGCTGATCTAGAATTCTTAATTAAGGATTCATCTTGAGCATTAAATGAATCTATTTGAATATCTAAAAACTCTTTGAATTTTCCGAATTTTTCTGGGTTCATTTCTGCTAAAAGAGCTATAGTACTACCTGTAGTTTTCTTTTGAGCTTCTGCTATTTCTTCAGTAAGTTCTTGGATTCTTTCAAGATCAACTGCAGCTCCATAATCAAAGGCCGACCTGTCCTCTATGAACGAAAGTGAGCGCCGGCCCTGCACCCTATCCCGAGCCCTCTCTAATCTTTTTACCTCATCCTCCGCCTTCTCTCTGGCTGCTGTAAGATCATCAGAGGATTCGCTAAGAGCCTTACCAAAATTTTTGAAAGCTGAATTGGAAAGTGAGTTTGCTAGGTTTCCGAAAGCTGCATAGGTAGAAATTATGTTTCCTCCCTCTTCAGATAAAATTTTCTGGATAGCTGAAAAGTTCTTATAGTCTTCTACTAGTCTTGCGACTCTATCTCTTTGTACTGCAAATACATCGTTAGATTTCTTAGCGACTTCCTCTGTCTTTCTAAATCCTTCTATAACTTCATACAAAGTATAAATTATGCCTATCCAACCAATAGCTGAAAAGGCAATGCTTACAGCGCGAGCCGCAATTGCAGCACCCGCTTTTATACTAGCAAATACGCCCTTAAATACGACTTCAGTTCGTTTAATACCAATCTGCATTTTTTTAGTGGCTATTTCCCATCTACTCGATACTTTGCCCGCAGCTATATCATTAGCAGCTATTATATCGTCCATTGCAGATATGAAGTCACGACGTATTTTAAGGCTCATTTTTTTATAAGCGCCTTCTCCAGCCATAGCGCCTTTTTTCATCTTTAGTGCAACTTCGTTAGTAATTTTGTCTACGTCGCCTGTGAGCTTACGTAAGGGGCCTCTTTTTCCGCCACCAGCATTAGCAGCTTTCAGAATATCAGCAGCATCTCCGGCCGCTGCCGATTTAAGACCGCCTGCACCTTTTGTTCCTAGCAATTCAAAGTTCGAAGCGGATTTTTTATATCTTTCTAACTCGTCAGAAGCTTTTGTAAAGGATGCCTCTGCTAGCTTTGCTACTTCTTTAGTCTTCTCTCCCATGTTCTGGAGGCCGGGAATGGCGGCCTTTAAGGGCCCTGATACCAATAATAAAATAGCAGCTCCTGCTAATTCTGGTGTTTTTATTAAAACATCTGCAAAAGGTCCAGCAACAGCCGCTGCCACACCTTTAATTTGTATTAAGATATCATCGAAGGCTTTACCTAATTTATTAAATTTATTTGGAGCAACCGCTGTAATTTTAAGTATTCGTCCAAACTTGTTTTCGGCTTGGTCCAATACTTCGTTTGCTACTGCCTGAGATCTTTGGAAAGCATTTAATTCTACTTCACCCAACCCCAGCTGAGTCTTATAATTCTCCATGGCGGTATCTAATCTTAGAATAATACCTAATTCATCTAGTAATTCTGGCTCTGCTTTTGTAACACCTCGAACAAGACGATTAAAAGAGTCAGTAACATCTCTACCTAGAATTACTGAAGTAGACTTTGCAGCCGCTCCAAGTCGGGTTAGTACATCGGCACTAAGACCTGCAGCAACACCTATAGATGCTGCGCTTGCAGCATCTTGAAAAGCGATTTGAGCATCAGTTGCTTGAATGATGTCCTCTGTGAGGGTGCGCATGGCAATACCGGTAGCACCTGCATAGGCAACCTGTCCGGCTTGCAGAGTTTCGAGATTTCCTGCGTCTTTTAAGAATTGAAAGACAGCAGATACAGCAAATAAAGAAGCGGCCAGGGTTGCATAAGCAGGAACGAGACCCCCCGAGATCCCCTGGGACATTTTTGAAAAATTCTTAGTAGCATTTGAAGAAGCCTGTGCTGCTCCTTTAAGGCGCCTATCAGTATTTTGTACTTGATTACCTGCAGCTGCAGCTGCTTCTCCTAATTGTTTCTGGGAAAGTGCTACTTTTTTGGTAGTGCCTTTATCATCAATTACTACATCAATATATACCTTATTTCTTTTAGCCATTATCCAGATACATTATGGGCAAAATTTGTTCCATTGCCTCCTGCCGCTCGACTTTTTCGTTCTTCGGCCTTTCTAGTTTGTTCTGCCTTTTCAGACATATATCGCACTTTTATGTTTTCATAAACCTTAGAAAAATATATTACGTCTTTACGATAGGGCACTTCATAAATATCTAGTAAAAGATTAACAGATGCCCACTCTTTTCCTAGATAGCTCCCTGACATTCCTTCCCACCGATCAGGCAGCAGATCGTATATTACGATCGCAGTCTGTACCTCTTCAGGAAATTTATCTAAAGTAATTGGCAGCTTTTCCGGATCGGGTTCTTGTCCTAGTTTTTCACATATAGCATAATACTTTTCTATATCTATTGTACTATCTGCTTCTCTCGTATAACGCTCAAGTAACGATATTATTTTCGTTACTTGTTCCCCGTAAAATTTTCTAAATCACCGACAGTTTCTGTAACCCATGTATCAAATGTACCTGAGTTTTTCATTAGCAATTGTGCATTTTCTTGTGTAAAAGGGAGTTCACTATTCTCATCTTGAGAAGATACATCTACTAGGATGAGCTCTTCTAGATAATCTAGTTTGAAGCCTTTCCACCCTTTAATTACCGCACTAACATATTCTTCTAAGAATTTATCATCATCTAGGATTTCTTCGGGCTGACGAGTGCGTTTGTCAAATTTAGTTGTTAGACATTTTTTTCTAAGTTTTAATAATTCTTCTCGTGCTAAATAGCACAGATCTACTTCCATCCCAGGACATCCTGGAAAAGAAATAGACACAGTTTTGCTAGGAGTCATTAAGCTAGCAAGTGAAATAGGTTTATCTGTCATTAAGTATTTTCCTTGTATATGTAGAAAAGAAATTGATTTTTCTTACCACATAGTATAAAGTATGGCAACATAAAAGTCAAGAAAAATTTTTGGGGTGGGGATAAATAAAAGGGGCTGAGCGCCCCTTTTATTATTTAAAAATACCTATTTAAATTTTATGCAGTACCTAAATATGTAACCGTTGCTTCATCCGCTCCGTCTAAGCTGCTAGGCAAAGCGTGGAAGGACGTCTCTACTGAAATAACATCTTCAATACTATGACTAGGCACTTCTAAGTGACAGCGAGGCATAGTAACAGAACATGCAGGAGCACTAGCTCCTCCTATTCCAAATGTAAGAGCCATTTCATTGGTAACAATAGTGTTGGCAGATAGTACATCTTGGAAAAGTTGAGCACTTGAGTCACCTTCAGCGTCAAGGTAACAAGTGAAACTTCCACTAACAGATCTGGAACCTGTAATATGACCTAAAGGTTGGTTAACACTACAAAGAGTTTCTGGAGTTAAGAAGGTTAGGTTATTCTCGATCGATAAACTTCCTCCAGTCAGTACCACGGAATATGTAGTACTACCACCACCTAAATCTCCCACAACAGAAAGACTAGTCAGTCTGTTTCTAATAAAGTTAGCAGTGCTGTCAATACCTGTAGTTACAAGATTATTTGAACCGCCTCCAGTAACATCAGGCCAGCCTCCTGATCCTTCTGCAACATCTGTAAGATCCTCTACCAAAGAGCCGAACCCAGACCAAGTAATTTGAGCGATCCCATCGATATCAAAATCAATAGCAGCAGAGTTAATAACACTATTGCTAATTTTATATACTGTCTGACCTTGGGCTTCACTAAAGCTAGCAGCCGTAGGATCTGTACCACATGCTCCAAGAACCATCCACAGTGTAAAAGTATTAAGTGTTGTTTTGTTAGAATTAGTAAAGTCAAAAACAGTAGTGTTTGCAGTACTCTTATCAACACCTAAAGTAAAGAGGCCCGTGGTATCATCGTAGGCTTGGCCTGTAGCAATCATGTTCGCCCACAGAGCTTCTTCAATGCAACCAAGACCGGCTGCGCCATCAGCTCCTCCGTTAGGACGAATATAAGTAGTAAAACTCCACTCAGCAGGAGCGTAAGAGTCGGTAAACATTTGTCTAGCTCGTCTTGATACTCCTGCACTGTTTGCAGCTTCGTTAAGAGTAATTTCTGATGCATTTGTTGCCTGTGAAAATGAGAATCCGTCAAGAATTGGCAGCTCCCACACATCGGCGCCCATTTGCAGATAGGCTTTAGTATTTCTACTAAATTGTAATATTGATGCCATAGTTGTAATCTCCTATGAAACTTGAAAAGGCCTGAACGTGAATATTTATTCGTGTCAGCATTTTCTAATAACGAACCTCAACTAATATTTCTCCTACTCCGTAAGGTTCTAATACTCCTTCATCAGTATCTATACTAATGAGCGAGATTTGGTGCGTGTATTGTCTAGAGCCTAGTTTATCAAGATATTCTAATCTAGAGTTTAGTTCTAATACTGTTTCAGTGTCTTCTAAAAGTTTATCCAACGCTTCAATAGCGTCTTCTTCTTTTACATAACATCTAATAACAACCGATAAGAATCTATCTCTATATCCTCCTCCTTGATACTCTCTTCTCTCTGAACCCGCATTTAGATGTATCGCTGGAAAGTCATCAATCTCATCCCAGAATTTTAATCTCGGACTTACATTATTATACACATTTGTATAAAACTCTCCTGTACCGTCTATAGTCTTTAAGGCTTCTACAAGTGCGTCTACAATAGACTGTCTTCTAGTAGCGTACTCTCTTGGATACGCCATTATACTCTCCTAGTATAGAATCTGCCTATAGCGAATTGTGCAGCAATTTCGCGTATAGATAAATCAATAAGTTTTCTAGGATCTCTATCAGGATCTCTTTCGAATACCTCATAAGGATTCCTTCTATATGTATATCCTATACTTGGAAAACCTCGAGCTGTTTGAGTAACATCAGTAACATTGACACTACTTGCGAATCTGCCTGTAACATAATTCAATCTAGGGTCTCCCATATTGTTCGCAACTACTCTAGGTAGTTGTTGATTCAATATACCTAATAACTCTAAAGGAGCACTAGATGCTCCTTTGCCTCGACCTGGACCAGAGGGGCTACGGGCTTTAACTTTTTTATTCCTCTTCATTTTAGTTTTTGGTCCTCGCATATTTTGTGTTTTGGACTTTGCTTTTGTTTTTCTCCCAGGAGCATATTTTTTAGTAGGGTCTATTAGCTGAAGACTCTGAGCTGTTATATCCTCTATCATAGAAGGAGACCCTTTAATGTTAGCTATATTACTACTAAATCCTTCATGTGAAGCTAAATCAAAAGATGCGTCAGTAATTACTTTCCTAAATAACTCTCCTACTTTACCTGATAAGCGTCCTTTATATTGATTAAGGTCTTTGGGTTCAAACTCTAGCTCTAAACTACCTGAGATGCCTGAGAGTAATTTTACATCTTTTGTATACTCAGCTTTAACCTCATAACCCTTGGACACGCTCATTTCTAGCTGATCCAATAAGTCGTCAAAACTCATTTCACCTACTTCTGTAATGCGATCTATATTTTGTGCAAGAATAAATAAAGCTTTGATAGATTGTCTTCTAGGATCTTTAGTATCCATTGATGCAAGTACGGAAGAAAGAGACGCTCTAAGTACGCTGATATTCTTATGTCCCAACTCTTGACCTTCTGCAAGCTCGGGAAAAAGCTTTTTTAAGGTGTAAGCTTGTTGTTTAAAATTAGCTCGTCCAAAGTCTTTATGAGACCTATTATTTACTGCAGCTGCCGTCCTTAGAGCACTTCTAGCTTGATACGTTTGACCTTCAAAATTAAAAGTAGAATTTTCGTTAGAATGTGCCTTTCGAGCCGCTCTAGTAAACTCCTCAAATCTTTTTATGTACTCTCCCTGCATTTGAAATTTTTGTCTAATATCTATATTTTTGTCTATAGCTCGCCGCCACAACTTTGCTTTAACATACTGCCCTTGGATCATATCTTGTATTAGCTGATCTATATTTTTTACAGGTCTAGCCATGGTTAAAAATTCTTATATAAGTCTAGGACTCTTTTTATATGATCAGGAAAAGCAGGGCCTCCACTAGAGCCACTAGGCTTAGCATTTTCAATACTAGCCCCTTGTAAAGTCTGTCTTTGTTTATGCTCATCTTTCAAATAATAAGTAATCAAGTCTGCTACAGCTAATAAGAGATCTGCAGGTGTTGTTGCATATCCTGCAGTGTAAGTAACAGTAACAGCTCCTGGACCTGTCGGCCAGAACCTGTGTGTGCGTGCTATTCTTAAAACACTATCTGTTTTATTATCTAAATAATAGTCTTCTACAGGCACTGTTTTATATTCTTCTGTAGGCCTGCGTCTTTCCTGTATTTCAATTATTGTATTTACAGGGCTCTCTGTTAACTGAAGAATGTCAGACTCCCAACTTAAGGAAAAAGCTTCGACTTTATTAGTCGTGTAAAAATCAATAAGCGAATTTCCACAGTAAGTTTTTACTAATTGACTTACAGAGGGAATAAAAACCTCAAGTTTTACATCTTCTTTAGTCGATGTAATTCCTTCAATTTCTTTATATTTATCTATAGTAATTAAATCAGTCATATTAAGTCAATTAGTAAAAACTTGGGGGGACATTGCTGTCCCCCGAAGTAAAAAGTTAATTTTTATGCTAAGGCATTGTATACTGCGTGAGTAGCAGCAGACTTACCACCAGCACCAGCAAAGAGCTCATCAAAGCCCATATGCTGAGTAGCAACTAATACGCGGCGTTGTGCAGCTACTTCGTAGTCCTGCTCAACAGTAATTCCACGGAGACGAGGAATAATGAAGTTTGAAGTGTTGACACACAAAGCTCCACCAAATCCATCTTCAGCGTCAGCAGGCATATTGTCCGTAAGAACTACAGGAGAACCGTATACACGACCAACCTGACCAGTCAAACGTACTGCCATATCTGAACCAACTTCATCAACAGTCTGGAAGTCGGGATCTTCTAAAAGGTCATAGTACTTATCTTGTGATACGATAAATACAACGTCCTGTGGGTTAAGGCCGTATACGCCCATATTACGACGACACTTAACAAGTACATCAGCACTAAACGTAAGGTTAGCAGCAACCTGAGCTCCCCATTCAGCACCAGCAGTTGCATGGCCAATCAAACCTGTAATATTTGCAGAGTTACCATTAATAATAGCAGCATCAACAGCTCGGGCATGTGAACGTGCAATACCAGCAGTCAGCATAGGCATGATATTAATCAAAACTTTCTCATCGATGTAGTTATCGAGGAAAGAAGTTGAAATAAGACGATCAACCTGTACAACCTTCTGGCCAACATCATAAGTATTGTCAGAATTGCCACGGTTAGCAATATCACTACCAGTACCATCGTTAGCACTGTCGCGTGCATTTGCCCACTTAGCCAGATTGGTATCAGACTGCAGAGGCAATACAGTAGATTGACTCTCTACTGGCATTTCTTTAAATAAAGCTGCGGTGCGAAGCTCTAATTGAATTTCTTTCTCAATTTCGCGAGATACTACAACGTCGATACCGGGATCGTTTTGACCCCCTGTAGCCGTGTAAGTAACACCAGCTTTTTCGAAAACAGACTTAGCATAGTCAGTGTTCCAACCTTTACCAGTAATTACACCAGCAAGATGCGCGTGCATAAGTTCTTTAGCATGCTTTTCAAGTGACTGTTCAGAACCACGATCAGCGAAAAGCCCTTTAGACATGCGCATTTTAGTGATTTCTTCTTCTTTTTCGGTAAGTTCTTTTTGGAACTTAGCAATAACTTCAGCCTGGTCAGCATTAGATGCAGACATCTTCTCTTCGAAATCAGCCATCAACTTTTCAGTTCCTGATTGAACACCAGTAACAATAGCAGACTTGACTTCAGCTTCCTGAGCGGCTTTTTCTTCAGCTTCCTGAGAGGCTTTTTCTTGTTGTTCGAGTGCTGCTTTTTCATCTGCAGCTTTGACTTCGGCTTGCTTCATTGCGATTTTGGCAGCGGTTTCTTCCGCTACCTTTTTAGCAAAAGCTTCTAAGTCAATTTCTGAATTTTTAACATCAGACATTTCTATCTCCTTTTGTGCGCTTTGCGCGGTTTCCGGTGTGTCACTAGCTACGCTAGAAGTATTGACTTCGTCTTTAGCCAGAGACTGACCGGCTAGATCCACACTATTTTTTAAAAAAGTTTTTTTAAAATCTTCGTACTCAGCTTCTGAGTCGAAAGATTTAGCTAGCGAAAAAGTAGCTGCCTGATTGCAAGGTACAGATACAACTGATACCTCGAACAACTCAGCGTCCTTAATCTTTAATCCATCAGTTTCCTCTAAGTAATCCGCATCCTTGACCCGGAAACCAACAGAAAAAGCTCCAAGAATGCCTTCTTTAATCAACGTACCTACACTATCAGGAGCAGACTTACTTATCTTCGCTTTAAGTTCCAAACCATTGTCTGTAACTTTAAGCCCAGTAGCTCGTCCGATCGGTTTATTGTAGTCGTGATTAAATAAAATTATAGGGTTCTTTTCAAAATTAGCAAGGCCTCCCTTTGTCCAGGCCTCCACGTCAATTATGTCATTTGCACGATCAGCATCATTAGTGCTTGCCATTCCGCAAATGTGAATCCCATCATCATCTTCATTTAACGCTTTAAATGTAGATGTAAAACTAAAAATTTTATTCATCGTTTTTAACATCCTCCTTCTTAGCAGCGAACCGCTTAGGAGCAGGTTTTGTTACCGGCTTCCTTGGTGCTGATTTAGGCGCTGCTTCAGGCTCTACCTTAGGTTCTGCCTTAGGCTGAATTACAGGCTTTGCATGAGCTTTTGCAGCGTCATCATATACTGTAGGGAACTTCCTGATCAGGGCTGTTAATACCCTAGCCCATCTACCGTTAAATACACGGCCAAGCTCCCTTTTAGTAATAGGATTGGTAGGCTTTAACTTAATATACTCTTCATAAGATATCGGAGCTTTTACTCCGAATTGTACAATATGATCTCGTAGCTTAGTTAAAGTTGCAACGGTCTGTCGTCTAGTTGCCATATCTTAATCTTCCTCTTGTTCTACAGGTCTTCCGCCTTCTGACGGATCTACTGCGCTTCCAGCAATATTTGCGGGTACTCTTAGTTCATCATACCCTTCAACTGGATCAAACCCTAAATGATTTCGTGCTTCGTTAGGAGAAATAACCCCAGCATTTACTAGGGAAGTATAATACTGAGATTGGTCTCTAAGCTCCGGTTGTAGTGCAGGTATATTAGTAGCATCTTCTACTATCTCAAACCCAAAAAACCTTTCTAGTGCAAAATTGATTTTTCTTACTACGGGTAGTACGGTTTCTAAATAGTATAACCGCATGTTTGGTCGCAAGTTAGCGTTATTTCCTGAATCCAGCAAAATAGGGGGAACCCCCAATGCTTTAAGAATTATTTTTTCGTTTTCTGCAATAGCTGCTTGAAAATCCAATTCCTTAAAATTAACATTAGACACTGCATCAATCTCTAAACCTCCGTCTAGTATTAAGGGTCTTCTGCCTCCTGCGTCTGGTCTATAGCGCTGCTGCCAAGAAGCTAACATTCTTTCTTTAATTTTCTCTGAAAGAGTGTTGGGGCTTTTTAACACTAAACCTGGTACAGCACCATTTTTAAAAAAGTTATCTTGAAAATCTCTCATAGACTTGGTTAAAACCATAGTCCTGAGCGCGGGCTTAAGTCTAGAGATCCCGCGATATATAGAATAAAAAGAATTATCTTTTATATGTATAATTTCATTTGGCGAGTATCGTACAGTCTCATTAAAAGTATAATGATCTATATAGGTAGTTTCGCTCGCATGTATTATCATCTTGCTTGCTGGGAGATGATAAAGGTGTACGCCATCAAAGTAAATAAAAATATTACCATCTAACAGAAAGTCTGTTACTAAATTTCGTTTGAACGTGCTAATATCCTGATAAAGGTTTGGCTCTTTGTTAAGTAATATATTTAACTTGGCTCTTTTGACGCCTTTATAAGGATTATTGATAGGGAGGGACGGGCCAATCTTGGTCGTAATTTCAGAAACATCATCTACAATCATATTGACGCCCCTATTAACAATTTCTAGTTGCTCATACGCAAGCTCATAAGAATATGTTAATTCACGAGACGATTCTACTTTATGATCATACCATGGCTGGGCAGGATTAAGTTTTTCTTCTGTTTCTACTGTTTCCCGACCAAGAATTTTATTATACCAAGCCATTTTTCTCTCTTTGAATCTCTACCCATCTTTGCTGTTTTTTTGCTGTGTGCAAGGGGGGATTTCTGCCATATATACTATGTAACTTTAAATGATGCTCATGGCAAAGAGTTACAGTATAATCGTATAATTCTTCAATGTGTTCATTAATGAACTCATCTCTAAATTCTCTAATATCTTCTTCAAAATAGCCCATTTCTTTTATCCACTTATGGAACAAAGGGCTTAGACTAAAAAAGTGGTGAAAATCTAACTTAGTGGTAGCATTGCAGATATAGCATTTATTGTCTTTTTCATATCTTGCTTTTGCTTTATCCCGTATATATTTTATCGGGTCTCTTTTTAGCTTCTCCATTTTTTAGAATACCATTTTTTACTTACGAAATTATATCGTGTACCAGATACATTGTCAACTACTATTTTTAAGCAGGTGGTAATTATAATCTTATATTGTTAGTTTTTTATTCTTGACCGCTTTCTTTTATCTAAATTACAGTTTTGTAATTCTTTTTTATTAGTAGTCATTTGATTTGCCCAGTGAAGCTCATTAATAAGACGGTTATACCACTGTATTTCCATGGTACCTTGATTCTTATCCCGCTCTTCTATAAGTTGCTGCACTCTAATTTCTATATAATTCATTTAGAATCCCGTATTGCTAGTCTCAAAAGAGTAAATAGCATACCTTATGGCGTCTGCCATATGAGAAGCTCTATTATGTTTTGGCTTCTCTTTTAATAGATTAGGATTAGGATCCCATTGATATTGGTCCAAAGCAGCTAAAGATTCTTTACATTTTTGAGACACTAATAAGTTATTGTTGTCGACTATACCTGCGACATGAGATATACCATCCAGTATAGATTTTTTTGCATTGATAGTACTAATATCGTAGTTTTGTGCAAAATCAAATCTTGTTTGTTGTGCTGCTGAGTCAATATAAATGTAATCTATATCCCATTTTTGAATTAAAGCTTGAATTTCTATTGCGTGCTGCTCAGTTGTTCTCTCTGCGTCTAAATATTCGTCTACTAAAAAGTACTTTTCTTCATCCCAATCGTATGCAACAACACAGAAAGCAGTAGGGTCTCTATAGCCTACATCAAGTCCTGCAAAAACATCCATTTCTTTTGTCTGAATATCCTCGAGATTAACTGTACAGTTTTCATAATCAAATTTCCATACCTGCCCCTCATAAGTATTGAAGTCAGCTTCGTATTCCTGTTTGAACTCTGCTTCAGACATACTTTTACGAGCTTCGTTAATGTCTGCTTCTGTCATTCTAGGATTATCTTTATAAGTTGCGCGAACAGATGCCCATTCAGAAAAAGCATCCTCATAACCTCTATTAAAAAATTCAGCAAACCAATTGTTTCTACCACGAGGTGTAGATATAAATAATGCCTTAGAGTTATCTTTATCAAGGGTGGGCCGAAGTGCGACATTAAAGGCATCCTTGCCGTCTGCTAACGCTGCTTCGTCAAAAATTATAAGATCGTAACTTCGACCCACACATGAATCAACTTGGTTTACAGAACCCATTCTAATAGTAGAGCCATTAGAGAGCTCTATAACTTTATCTTTTGCATTATCTTTGGTTACTTCTAGGTCAAAGTGTTTAATTAAGTTTCTTTGTAAGTCAAACGATATTTGAGAAAGCGCATAATTTGGAGACATAATTAATATATTTGAATTTGGCACTAAAGATACTAATTGTCCAATAATATTCGCTATGTACGTCTTTCCTTGTCTTCTCGATACCGCTGCACAAACGAACCTATATTTAGGATTATTTATAGCATTAATAATTGCTTTTTGTGAAGGTAGTGCCTCGACTCCTAACATTTCTAGGTAAGGAGCCACAGGTAGCTTAAGAAACCTAGTAGTCTTATCTATATCTACTAAGTTTTCTGCTACTACGTCCTGCCTACTAACTTCTACTGCCATTTTATTTATCTCTCTTTAGTTATGTCTACTAGGTATCCTTCTGCGAAGCAGGAAGCTTCATGATTACCCGATACTGTTTTCATTTGAAGTTGTATATCAGTACCTTCATCATACTTAAAAGGGGCAGTTCTTGTAATTGTAAAACTATCTGCAAAAGACAGCTCACCCACTCTTAAGTTTACTCCAGTACTAGTAGTAATAAAGTTTCGAAAAAATCCTATTTTAGACGTAGGAGCCCCTGAACTTTCTGCAGAAAATGCATTTATTCTTGTTAAGTAAAAAGAACAATTTTTTGGCACTGTATATATAGAGGCTTGATTTTTACCCTCTGTGGGACGAATACTAGCATATATCGTAGTTTCGTTTTTTAATTCTACGCGACCAAGTGCGTTGCCTGACACCGTTATAAGATCATTTACTCTGAAAAAAGGTTGGGGGACAACTACTGGAGTGTCTCCAGTTAGTGCTACTACGGCAGATATTTCTGTATAATTTTCATCAAGTCCTTTAATAAGAATAGAAACAGCAGTATCGCTCGCACTGGTAGAGACAATACTCATAGTTAAAGGTTCTGAAGGAAAAACATAGGGCACTAATTGATCTCCTATAACTACGCCGTCTCCCGTACCCTCCCATACTGCTGTAAAAATAGGCGTAACATTAGGGTGGTACCCAAAAATATTTCGAATAGAAGTACTAGGTACTTTCCCCTTGGCTATATTTAAGGGGTTAGTATCTACCTGTGTAATACCTAAATGTGCTCTCATAAAGTTTCTCTTTTTATTTTATATAGCTATGCTATCACTTATTGACATAATTGTCAATATATATTTTTAACCACCTTTAGGTATACCTAGGTGTTTACCATTTCACCTTATCAGCCCAGTAAGCTGCGCTCATTTTGCCTTTCGCAATATTTTTAGCATGACGAGCCTTAAAAGATCTTCGCCTAGCCGCGTAAGAAGCACTTTCCCCTTTCTTTTTAGGGGAACCACTAACTCCTTGCTGACCAAAGCGTATTGTTTTAACTTTGGTACCTACTTTAGCAACAACTACATGAGACTTTTTAGGGTGTTTTGGAGTTCTTTTTGCTTTATTAAATTTACTTACTCCGGCTCTTTTTAATGCCGGGTGTTTCTTTTTAACGCTTCTTTTTTTTCTTGCCATTTTTCTTTTTCCTTTTTTTAAACCCCGCCTTCATAAAAGAATAAGCTTTAGCCGATATAGTAGATTTCTTTTTAGACCTACTTATACCTTTCTTTTTTCTACGATTTATATTTGCGTACAAACCCCGAGAAGCCATCTATCTTCTCCTTTTTTTAGTTTTACGCTTTTTCTTCTTACTCCAAGGTTTTCCATTATGGTACTTATTAATTAAGCTCATTACTCCTCCTCGTCGCACTCGCATGGGTCACATGCACAGTCCTCGCACTCATCGTGCGCCTCAGTTTCCGACTTTGGTTCCAAAATCGGACTTTTTACAGAAACTTTACTCATAGCTGCTGCTATGGCTTCTTTTTCTGATTTAAAGGAAAGAATTCCACCTTTACCATCTGGTAAAAGCCACCTGTTTCTACGTTTAGTTATGTTTTTCATCTAACTCTCCTATTCACTAATTAGCAGTTCAAAACTGCTAAAGCCTCCAGCACCTGCTGGTAATTCAAAAAAGTCTGTTGCTAAGCCAAATTTAGTTACGCCATATTGATCTTCGAAAAATACTAACTCCTCTCCCGGAGCATAAGTAAAAACAGTAGCGTTTGCCACTCTGGGCTGTGTAGCAATAAAATAATATCCATATCGGTCGTAAGAAGCTGTCAAAGTAACATAGCCAAAATTTAAAGGCGCTATCTCTACGGCGTTGAAATCTATGTTATCAATAGGAATAATAATATCAATACTATTAAAATTATTAACAGGGTTAAAGTATCTATCTAGGCCTGTTATAATCGGCAAGGATTGCCTATCAACAAATACAGCATTATCTTCTATGGTAGATACTACAAGGGGGCTTTCTACATAAACTTCTGCTTCTGCACTGTTATGTGCTACATTAGGTAAGTTTTGTCTTTTATTGTTAGTTATAGATACTTTTTGCTTGTATAAATATATGGCCTCAATATCTGGTTTTTCTACAGGTAAATCTACATAAACTTCTGCTTTCCCTGTAGTATTGGATGATACAAATGAGGGATATGTAAAGTAAGCAGTTCCTATAGAAACCCTTATAGGTCTTTCTTTCAAAGACCATTTATTTCCAGAAAAAGCATCTCCAGGCCAAGGTTGGTCGATAGCTATTTTAACTTGGGGATACATATATACAGTTCCTGGACTAAATGCAGGCACTTTACTTAAGTCGAAATCTATTCTTGGAGATATAGGCGTTGGTTCTGTGGTTTCTACTCCGGCCTGTTGATCTGCACTTAAGAGGTCGTTGGGGGAGTCTTCTGTTTCTTCCCAGCTTCTAAGAACATTTGAATAACTACCAGTAGGTTCCGCCATAGGATCTGTTAGAATATCGACCGTATCCCAGGTGTCCGCCATAGTAATATGAATTTGATTTATATAAGCATTAGATACAAAGCAGTCGGTATCATATGCAAAAGGACTTAACCCCCATAAAAGATAGGTATCTTTGTTTTGGTCATAACTAGTCAACCCCGTATTTTCCGTACAAATTAATTCAAGAGTCGTCTTTAAATACTTATTTCGACAATAAAAATAGTGATCGCCAGTCTGAAAGTCAATTAAATACACTATTCTTGCGGTAGTTTTATCAGTTGTGGTCTCATTAGGAGCAGGGAAAAAATCAGTCAAAGACGCAGTATTTTGATAATCAAAAATAGTCATATTAGTATAAGTATTATTTGTACTATCCTCTCTCGATCTTACATCTGCTGTTTGAGCGCCGTTACTCAAAAGAATAGCACTATACTCTTCTGAGTCCGTTATGCTGTCATAAAATCTACGGCGTAGTTGTGCTCTTGCATCGTGATTCAAGGTTGGAAAACTTTGAGCAGTCTGCCCCAATGCATTAAAGGGTATACCATTATAGGCACTTGAAATTCCAATGACTGCATCAAATATATGAGGATAAGCACCCTCATACGCAGTACCATTAAAACTTTTGTAATAATCAAAAGTTACTCTTAAATATCTTCTTGATATAGCTGCACCATTAATTTTAAACGCTATTCCTTCTCGTTGGGGGTTGAGTTTAGTATTAATAAATCTTGCATACACCCCCGCATCGGGATTTAGTATTCCAAACCCCGTACCTGTAGCAACCCTACTAGTTGCAGTTATTCCCGTAGGAGAGCTTATGTCTTCTAGACCTCCTGCTATGCTTGTAGGTCTGTGTGCTGGTTCAGCAGCAACTTGAACAGATTCGTATACTGCGCTCACGGGCCCGTTTTGATTAGAATAAATTCCTGTCGGAAAGGGTACAGCAAAGGGGGATATTGTTGATGTAATTTCTACGGATTCAAAAGTAGTAGTTGTACCAGAAGCCCCGCTAGGTCTTAGTTCGGATATATTCTGCCCTGAAGCCCATGGATAATCGTAAGACATACGAATATTAGGGCTTTGACCTAGTTGTATAGTTTCATTAAAACCTGATAAAATAGGAGCTACATAAACACTAGTAGAGGACGATAAACCCGCCTCTACTGCTCCATTTACAAACCTACTTCTCAGCTTATCTCTTCCTATGTTTAGTTGAGTAGACACCCCAACGACAGGAGATCTAATATCTTCTTCCGTTACAAATACCTGTGCTTGAGGGCCTTGAGCTCTTTCTTCCCCCCAGTATACGTTATAGGGGGATAAAATCCTACGAGGATACTGCGTAGTTACTGTAGGGCTTGCAGGAAAAATAGCAGAAATAGGTATTTGAGTAGCTAAATTATTATCAATAACTTCAATGTCTGTTTGAGAAAAAGAAGGGGGTGATACGTAGTACTGCTGTCTAGTAGTAGCTATAGTAGTGCTACCATATTCTACGGCGCCTACGGATATTTGTCCCGGTTGGTCTACAACCAAAACAGAAGCTACCGAATCGTCAAAAGTCTTCGGGCGATCAAGAGCTGACGGAGTATATTGCTCCGTCAGTATTCCTATTTCGATAATAACTTTAGATGTAGCAACCGAGACACTCATTACTATACGTCTACACTAGCTGTAATATTAGAAAAGCCTGCGCTATTTATAAATATATCTACTGCTAGCTCAGCAACCGCTGAAGTCGTTACTGTTAATACTGTAACTCCTCCAGTAAAGGTCATACCCGTTCCTTCTATTAATAGTTTAACATCTGTAGATATTCTATCTCCCGTAGCGTTATAAGCGCTAACATCAACGGTTGAGGGTATCTGCGAGCCCGCATAGGTATAACTAGTTTGTGCAGGAGTTACTGTTACAGTTAAAGGTAAAGTAGGTGTAAGCAAATGAACTTCGGGATAGCTTGTACTACCTAAGGATGTGCTGCCTTTTATAAACCATATTCTATCCGTACTGTCTCTTCCCATAGAGCCTACATCAAAAGGAAGCGAGTTAGCTTGTTCCCACCCAGTAGCTGAGTTAAAAGCATAAATCTGAAAAGAATAATAGTCTTTTAAACCCATTAAACTTTCTTCATCATTTAAAAATATATACTCTTGAAAAGGCACATTTAAAACATGTTTACTATGAAAAGTAAATACTCTAGGGTCTGCAGCATCTATTTTCCAAGTAAGCATAGTACGAAACAGAGTAGAGGAAGTAAAAGCTCGCGCCTCATCTACCCATATATATGTTAGATATCTTTCTCCCCCAAATTCAAACATATGTAAGAGTGTAGCACCCGTAATACTCTGTTCACTAGTACTAGCACTAAACATATAAGTTGTGTAAGCTCCTTCAAACAGGTTTGTTTGATTCCAGGCGTCTACCTCTGATGATTTGCCTGTAAATCCCACCGTAGCACCCGCATGTGGATTCATTTGCGTATCTGTTTGGAACTTGAAGGTGTCATCCGACTTATCCCACGTCCAAAGAATTGGATGAAAGTTACTTTCTTCGTCTACATAGTTGGTATACCAAAGCACTGTATTCCCTGAGACATCTCGTGGATCAGTAAAATATTTAGTAGGCCTATTTCGCGTTTGATAAGTAGAACTACCGTACATCCTCCCATTTACGTCGCCAACCATCGTACCATCAGATGCAAGGCCTTCTAGATCAGCGCCGCCGGTCTGGAACGCAAGATTTGAATTAGTAATGCCTCCAGTGGTCTTGACGATCGTCGACGTATTCAACGATGATGAAGTACATTTCTGAATATCTACGCTCCTGCTACCGCTCCAATCATCCATGAGCCAGTGAGGTAGACCATCAACTTCACTGAATCCAAGATATGAAAACTCGGAGTACGCTGTAAGTATGAATCCGGCCTGGGGTGTATTCGCAGTCGGCCAACTAACAGGTATAAGACCGAAACCATATCTATACCAACTACTAGTATTATTCTCATAATTCATTCTACTCCAAATCAGCCTCGAGGTAGGTTGATAATAATCAAGTATAAAACTGTAAGCCCTAGAGTTGAATGGTGAACTGGTGATGGTGTTTGTGGTTACTCCTCCCTGAAAAGGAATATCATTAAATCCTTGATCAGAACTAATTTTGTAACTATCTATGTAAAAATACGCCTGAGTAGTGTTATTACCACTGGAATGAAATACTGCATCGTTAGATCCATTATTAATTACAAAAGCTCCCGCTTTTGCTGGATTATTTCTATCCATTGAAATATCAAACTTTCTAGTAGCCTGATTAAGATAGTTACTAGAGACACTGGTGTACTGTTTAAACTCTGTCCAAGGCTTCATCAAGCTTCCAATTTGGTACCTACCATTTGTAAGACTGGTATTACTTCTTTGGTTCATCGCATTGGTGCCGGTAATTCCATTCGATCGCGCCGCGCTGGTACCATACATTTTATTATAAATAGGGCTTAATGTACTGAAGTCGTGCTGAGCGTCAAACAAAAAGAAATCATTACTTGAAACACGAGGGTCTTCAAATACACAAAATTGCCCGCTGTGACCTTGATAGTCTATAATTTTAGCCATTTATACCACCTCCACTTCATATCGTTCACAAAAAACAGACACAGCTTCTTCTTCGGAAGTTATGGCAATTTTTGCATCCAGATTGCTATATGCAACTCCTACGCTATTACCCCAAGGAACTAAAGGGTCCTCACAGTTAAATATGTAATATGGGTCTTCCCATACTACCTCTACTGGCAGAGCTCGAAACTCGTCCAAGCCTATTCCATCTTCATCTTTTGCCCGCTCGCCATCTTCTCCGAAGACGGGAACTAGACACCTAATATTATAATTGCTCAAAATTGATCTCCTTTATGAGTAAATGAACTTCACGGACAAGTTTGTACCTGGTCCTGATATTATGTCAAGAGTTATTTCATCCACCAAACCTACAGTTACTCCGCTAGTAAAAGCAGCCTCTACAATACCTTGCGCTGAAGGCATTACAAATTGTTGAACTTCTACGGAATTTTTCATAACTGCAAAAATAAGAGTCTCTCCTGACGGTTGATCGACTTGAGCTCTTATTTCATGCAATGTTATTGCTTGCTGTGGTTGAAATACCTGTTGACCCTCTAATGGTCCAGTAAAGTTTCCGGCTCGAACTAAGTAGAACGCATTAGTTCTCTTTAGATTATACCAAACTGTACCTTCCCATACGTATAGTGCGCCTGTGTCCTGTGCAAAAGATAAATCACCTAAGTTACCTAAAGAAGGAAACGAGGCTCTAGTTGCATAGATTACTGCTGGGCTTGGGGTCGGCGTAGCTTCCCAAGCACTTGAATTTGAATTATATTTTAAAACATCGCCATCATTTGGGGCGGGCACTGACACATTAGATAGGTCATCTAAAGTATCAACATTGGAAGTGCCTACTATTGCGAGCTCAAATTTATTAGTTTGATCATCGAATATTAGTCCTTGCCCCTGTGTTGGAGAATCCGCATTTACATCTGTTAAGTCAACAATTGCTGCAGCAAATTCCGGTAAGTCTTGCGGAAGCCATACGCTAGTATTTAAGTTATATACTAAATATTGGCCATCTGTTATACCGCCGCTTACATTTACATCTGTTAACTCAGCTATAGAAGTTGCTACATCTCCTGGCTCCCAAAGGGATGTTACATTATTATATTGTAAGAACTGATTATTACTGACCCCCGAAATATCAACATCCGTCAAGCCTTCTAAAGTACTAACGTTATCTTGGGCTACCCACTGGGTAGATATATCGTCCCATATTAAAATTTGTCCTACGCTAGGTGCCTGATCGTCTACGTCATTTAAACTAGTTATTGATCTATCAGTAACTCCAGGTTTGAAAGAGCTTGTGTTTCCATCCCAGACTAGCGTTTGGCCAGATTCGATTGGTGTTGTATAATCTACATCCGATAACTCTGATGTAGATATTGAAGAATTTTCCCAGGAACTAGTGTCTGTAGAATATACTAATAAATTTTTATCTTGTAAGTTAGATATAGTAACATCATTCAGCAGAGTAATAGCTGCTGTACCAGGTACCCAAAGAGCTGAGGACGAATCGTATTGTAAGAAATTATTATCTGCGGGAAATGAAGTAAAAATATCAACGTCTGTTAAATCGTTTATTCCTGCGATAAGAGCGGCTGTACTTTCTTCGTCCAAATCTATATTGCTAGTATTAGAGCTAATTAATATAGTGGTAGAATCTATTGCTCTACCTATTTTACCAAATCCTGTAGGCCCGGGAAATAAGCTACCGTCAATAGACACATAGTAGTTTAAACCAGTAACAAGATTAGTTACAGAGCTAGTAACACCAGACCCTGTATTAATTTTTGCTATGTCTCCATCATATGTTAAAGATTCATTAATACCTACCCAATCTGCTGCTCTAGTGTTAGTCTTAATACCACTTAAATTATAGTTTAATACTTCTCCTAGGTTGCTCTTATGTATTAATTTAGTTTTATACATAGCTCCCGATTGAAAAGAGCTACCAACACTAAAATTAGCTAGTTCTAGTCCTGAAGCAATATCGTAATATTTTACTCCATCACTTGATCCAGTAATTACTGCTACTTGTTTATCATTACAAACAATATCTTTACCGGAAGAAGAAATAATAGGTTTGCTATACAAGTTTGCGCCACTTACAGTGCTCCATACCGATAAATAACCGTGCTGGTTAGACCCTGTAATAAGGTAGTTTGTATTAAGGGCAAACTTATCTGCTACTACACCTACCAGACTATGGTCTATAGTAGTCCTAAAGGAATAATCAGATAGCTCATAAATATGTGTTAAACTAGATCCAGTGCCTGTATCTGTTATTGAAATGATACTTTCACTTTCATCTATATTAATATATCGACCAAAATCTGCTCCATTAGAAGGATTTGGGTTATTAAAACTATACTCCTGAGTGCCTGTAAATATATTAAATACGTATGCCTTACCCGGAGTAGTTCCTAACGTAGCATCTCTCCAATTAGAGTTACCTACAATTAAATAAGATGACGTCATTACTACTGAATTATGCTGAGCAAAAGGGCCATTCGTAGATACAGAGTCTTCTGGGTTTACTATTTGTCTTAATAAAGCTCCTGTATAAGCATCGTATAAATAAATACGCCCGTAATCATTATTAGAGGGAGACTCTTTAGCAGTAATAGCTACTTCGCTGCCATTTGTAGCTACTCCCCAGCCAAAACTTTGTAATGAATAATCAGTAGGAGGCTCCAAAGTATATAGAAGCTGCCCACTAGTAGCATTATAGATGTATGCTCTACCTGTACTCAGAATATTTCCGCTGGTAAAATACGGGTTACCTACAACTATAATATCTTTACTAACCGCTAAATTAGTTCCAAAATTAGAATTCGATACAGGAGGATATAAAGTATTTACTAGGCTTTCTGTGCCTAGAACAGTCTCCGTGCCTTTGATTGCAGCAACTTTACCATCGTCCGTAATATAAACAGGATCTCCAGCTTGTATTGGTTGTGTTGGAGCATAAGCCTCTAGGTTTAAAAAATTGCCAAAATTACGTTTGTCTATTATCCACTCATCTGCAGACTCGCTCCAAGTAAGTATATCGTAATCAACTTTAAGAGTAGTAGTGTTTACATCCGTTAAATCATTTATACTATTAACAGAAGAAAACGTAGTAGGAATCCAATTTACTCCGTTCCATTCAATGCTTTGGCCTACTGTAGCATTACTAACATCTACATTATTAAGATCACTAAACTGAGCTACATTAGAGTAGCCTATATTAGCAGGAACCCATTTAGACGTGTTGTTATCATAAACTAAGCCTTGTGCATCTTCTGGAGGAGAGTCTAGTAAATTTACATCTTCAAGATCTAGTAAATTAGTTACTGTTGATACATAGCTTGCTACCCACTTTTGACCGTTCCAAGTTAATCCATGTTGGGGAACTAATCCCGCAGAAAAATCAACATCAGCTAAGTCAGCCATATCAGATACGCCTGAAATACTTCCAAGTATTAATATTTCAGAAACACTTGCTGCAGGACCTACTATTCCGTAAGAAGTTTCTTCAAGGGTTAGACTTCCGTCAGCCCCAGCATAGTAATATTCTCCAGGAACTAAATTAGAGTAAATACTAGAAGTTTTTCCTCCTAGAATTACCACTTCTAGTTGTTCTCCTGTAACTGCTGTCTGTTCTGCAATGCCCATCCAGTCTGCTGCATTTGATTGTGTAGCTTGCAGTGTTACATCGTATATAAAGAATACCCCTCTATCTGTTGCGGGGAACTGTTGAGTTCCCTGAACATTATCATTATACGGAGCACCAACAATAGCACGACCAGAATTTGTTACCGCTACAGAAAATCCAAATAAACTTCCGGAAGGGTTGACAACATAACCCGGGTTTTCAAATGCCGCATATAGGGGGTACGAAGTAGTGGATGCTCTATTATAGCTATAAAACTTTCCTGAGTCATTGTAACCTAATACGTCATTATTTGCTTCTGAACCTACAACGATTTGACTCGATCCCAGCCCTACTGACCTACCGAATTTATCTCCTATCTGATCTGGACTGTTTATTTCTGCAAGCACTGCACCCGAGGTTGTAGAATATACCAATACCCTTCCCAAACCTCCATTAAAGTCTGGGGTTCCTGCAACTATGATAGAATCATCCATTTCGAAGGTAAAACCTAGTCCGTTAGATCCTATATTAGTATCCTGCAGAGTGTGTATAGTAGACCCAGTATTAATATTACGAACGTATATTCTACCGGTTGATAGCTGTCCTCCAGTATCCTCCCCAGGAGCTCCAATAGACAAGTAAGTATCTGTTGCGCTCAGTGCAGACCCAAACAGGTCTCCTCCAGTGCCTCCATCATCATTATTATTGTTGAATGTAAAATCAGGAACTAAAAGAGGATCCCATCTTGCTTCTGTTTCTCCTTCTGGTATTCCATACTCTGATGACTCTAATAACGAGATAGGATATCTATATACTTTACCTACTAATGCATTATTCCCTATATCTACTCGTGGTGCGCCCACTGCTACATAGGTTGAGTTAATAGCTACTGAGGAACCGAACTGCCCTTGGAGAAGAGGCTCAGGGCTTTCTAGAACTGCTATTAAAGTACCTGAGCTTATTCTATATACGTATACAACGCCAGAATTAACCGCATCTAAATCCTTAAGAGGAGAGCCTACAACTGCATAATCATCTTTTATTGCTACTGCAAATCCAAACGCCTGATTAGTTTCTCCTCGCCAAGCCGCGGGCGTTGTGAGGCTTAGGGAGGGTTGTAATGTACGTATTAAAGTAGAGTTATCTGTATCATAAATCCTTACTAGGCCGGTTGCGACTCCGCTGTTGGGGCCAATTCTATGATAAGGTGCTGAAACTGCGACACGGCCGCCTTCTTCTGCAATTGTATGCCCAAAAAGTCCCAAATCTGAGCTAGATGGGAAAGAAGATACCAGCTCCCCTGCAGTTATTGTGGGATTTTCAAACTGACCAGAACTATTTAGTACTACTAAGCCGCCTTGTAATATTTGCTCCGCTGCAATACCAGTAATACGCTGTCCCTCGGGTAAGTCTTGAGGAGACCATATTGAGCCATTATATTGCAATATCTGCAAAGCTGAAGGTAAAACACTACTAAGATCTACGTCTGTTAAATCATCTAATACGTCTACGTTACTTGAACCAGTTACAGCATTAACAAAAGACTGAGATACCGCGTTCCAAGTTAAAACCTCCCCTGTTTGAATATTTGAAGGTATAGGTAAATTTATATCATCTAAATCCGATAAGCTACTAACACCCCCAGCCGCATCTCCTGCTACCCATTGAGAGCTTTGTGCGTTCCAAACAAGCGCCTGGCCGTCTGAAGCAAATGCAGTAACATCTCCAAGATCATTTAAATTATTTACTTGGTCAGCAGTATTAGATTCAACGTCCCCTGTTATTAAAATGTCGTTTGCACTTAAAGCTTTACCAAAAATACCTAAATTTGTGGGAGAACTGTTAAGAGTACCATCAATATTTAAATAATAATTCTGTCCCGGCAATAGATTAACTTGATTGTGTGCTATACCACCAAACAGGGTTACTTGTCCTACATCTCCATCTAAAATATCTTCAAAAGCTACTCCTATCCAAGATGAAGCATTACTAGTTATATTAATATCAAAAGCTGTAAGGTGTCCAGAGTTAAAGTCACCTGAAATAGTATTCCTAGCAAAAGGAGCACCTACGTATAATTTATCATTACCAATAGCAACACTTGAACCAAAGTACTCAGTTGTACTATTCCCATATATATTAGGATTGTCAAAATATGCAATAGGAGTACCGGTATCGGCTTCGAAATAATAAGCCTTACCAGCATTAGTATATACTCCTCCTATGTACCCCTGATCTTCTCTTCTTGCACCTACTAGTATTTTGTTATCTTTCATATCGATGGAGTAGCCGAACTCATCTCCCTGCGGAAGAGGATAAGTATCAGGGTTTTGAATAGTATTTATAAGAGTACAAGCTTCATCGGTTACATCATATATATAAACAAGACCTTCATTAGCACCCGTAAAATCCTGCTCTGGTGCAGATATAGCTAATCTTTTAATTGATGGATTTCTATCCCATACTATATCAAACCCATGCGTTGCATCTGAACCTCCACCCGGATTTGGATTTGATATAGTATGTAATAAAACGGGAAGAGAGTCACTGCTTACGTCATATATATAGACATATCCCTTTACGCTAGTTGTACCTTCTCTGGACGCAGTAACAGCTAAGTATTTTCTATCTTGAGTAAGAGACACTCTTTGGCCAAAGTAATCCCCTGATATACTACCGACTGTATTAGGATTATCAATACGGTATAAAAACCCATATTGAGGGTCTCCTACACCTATGTCAGGATCGAAAAAGTATACGCATCCAGCTTCTGAGTATTGGTCACTCATATCTTCTAGTGGTGCGCCGACGGCTAAACGAGCCTCACCATTATAATCGCTTATAGCTACGTCAGTGCCAAACTGCGCGTTGTTTGTACCATCAGGATTTTGTATTGATAGCCATAAGTCTCCACTAGGGGATGTTCCTGTAGCCAAGCGGTAGACATAAGCTGCTCCTTGATTATACCCTGTTAGATCATCAGCAAGAAGAGATCCTACCGCTAGAAGGTTACCGCTAGCGTCTAAAGAATTACCAAATCGGTCCCCTGTTACAGGATTATTTATATTTTCATTTTTAATATAATACTGTTGAGTACCAAAATTATTAAATACGTATACAACCCCAGAACTACTTCCTTCTATCTCGTCCTCATATTGAGCACCAGCAATAATATAATCTCCTGATGCAACAACTGCACTAGTAAATTGATCACTGGTAGCCGTACCAAATATAGTAGGGTTTTCTACATTCCAAGCAGGTAAAAAGGGCTCTTGACCTGTCTTTTTAACTTTTCCAGGAGGGGTAATAGAAACTATATCTCCATCACTAATATCTCCATTTGCTATGAAGTTTTCTATACCACCCGAGTGCCCTGCTCTAGGGTACCACTTCTGGGTAGTAGCATCATAAGTAAGTACTTCCTTTTCTTTTGCTGGGTTTGCAATTACCTCTACATCTAGCAAACTATTAAGAGTTGCAGCAGTAGGTGCTGTTGAGCCAGGAGACCAATTAACTCCGTCCCAGGCTAAAAATTCTCCGAAACTAGGCTCACTTGCAGTGCCGGGCGTAGTATCTACGTCTGAAAGAGATCCTATACTAATAGTGTCTAAGGCTGGAGAGCCTGGCTCCCATACGCCTTCAATACCGTTCCAAATTAAAGTTTCTCCTGGAACAGGTGCATAAAGTCCCGCAGTTCTAACATCATCCATGTTATCTAACTGCGTTACGGTAATATTAGTAATTTGAACAGGTGTCCAGCCAACGCCCGCTTGATAAGCAATAACATTATCTTGTACAGGCGGCTGAGAAGCTAAATCTACATCGATTAAGTCCCCAAGCGCAGATACTCTAGAAACTTGACCTGGCTCCCACAGCTCGCTGTTGGCATTATAAACTAATACATCATTATTAACCGCAGATACTGTGGAAAGATCTATATCATTTAAATCGTTTATTGTTGCTGGGATCGGTATAACACTTGCCTGCCACTCATCAAATTGCAAACTGTAAACTAAGGCGGCATTATCAACAACCCCGGAAGTATCAACATCTGATAGACTACTTAGAGATAGAGTTCCAGCTTCAATATATGTTGCAAGACCCCATGAAGATCCACTGTATTTAAGACCTTGGCCTGCTTGGACTCCCCCAACACTTGTATCTGTTAAGCCACCAAAAGTAGTGATATTACTATATCCTATATTTTTAGGGGCCCACCTATTATTAGCACTATCCCATACTAAGCCTTGATTGTTAGAGGGAGGAACAGTTACAGTATCTACATCACGGATATCATTTATATAAGTTACTCCGGTTTCAGCAGATACTACATTTCCTGTAATAAGCAACTCATCAGCAGCAAGAGCTTTTCCTAACACACCGTAATCTGTCTCAGTCTCAGTTATAAAGCCTCTACCGTCTATATAATAGTTTTTATTAATAGTCAGACCGGATACAAACTTATTTACGGCACCTACAGTTGTTACAGTTACTTGTTGAGTAGCTTCTACCGATTGTTCTGATATTCCTACCCAATCACCAGCATTACTTTCTATGAACGAATCACTAGCAAAAGTTGCAATTTTACCTGTACCTGCAACGGTTAGTCTAGGCGAACCAATAATAAGATAGTCGTTCGTAAGAGCTAGACCAAATCCCCAATTTATATTTGTTGCTCCTTCATCTGATAAAAATTCATTTCTAAAAGCTCCCGAGGCGGCCTCGAACAAATAAACACTCCCTACATTCTCTCCACTGGCAGAAGCAAGTATATACTCAGTTGTTACAGCAACGCTACTACCAAAATTATCGCCTGTGGGTACGTCTGCGTTTCTATTAGGGTTGTTAAGAGTATAGTTAAAATCGCCATTATTTAAATTGTATATATACAGTTTTCCGCTGCCCGTATCAGCAGTAGGAGCACCAACCACCATACGTCCGTCAGAAGAAATTGCAATAGAGCTACCGAAGTCTCCTGCACCGCCAGGGTTAGAAATAGTATAGATAGAGCTTAAAGTAGCTGCCTCATAGACATATACTTTTTCCTCGCTAGGGCTTCCAATAGCTAAATCGCCTGAAGTAGATATTGATATAGCACTACCAAACCCTGTTATGCTGGGAGAGGGATTTTCTACAAAGCCTAACTGATTTCCAGTTGCAGTGTTAAATACGTACACTGTGCCAGAGTTAGTATCTGACAAGGATTGAGGCTCTTCATTAATTGCAGTAACCGCTACATAAGTATTTGTATTCTGTACTCTAAAGCCAAATTGGTCGTCTAACGTTGATGTTGCTGCATTTGGGTTGTCGATAGTATGTTCTAGTATGAACCCTGGTAAACTATATACATATATTCGGCCTGCATTAGAGTCGTAGCCTGGAGCCCCAATAGTAAAAAACTGGCTTGAAATTGATACCGATTCTCCAAATTTATCATTGGCAGTTGCATTGGGGTTGTTTATAGTTTGTACAAGGGTGTTAGTACTTGTAGAGAATATTTCTACCTTACCCCCAACAGTTAAGTACTCATACCCTGGAGCTCCCACAATATAATAGTCATCAGATACAAATACACTTTTACCATAGTAATCAGAACTTACTGAAGGGCTACCTGAAGCTTGAAAGATGCTGGATACACTACTTTCTATTTCTGCTATTTTTTCGACTTCGCCGTCTGATCTTAAAGCTAGTAGGTCACCTGCTGAAAGGTTTTCAGCGGCTATATAGTTGGCTACACCTGAGCGAGTTGCAGGTCTCCACTCCCCTGTAGACGCGTTATACTCTAATGTGTTTCTGTTTTGTGGAGGCACTGCCTGAAAATCTACATCGGTTAAAACATCCAAACCTATAGAAATTACTGCACCTTCTACACTTCTAGTTACCCATGAGTTTGTATCGGGATCCCAAGAAATAAAATCCGAATTGTAGGGTTCAGTTATTGAAACATCGTCTAAATCTTCTAATCTAAGTCCTATTCCTTCTATGCTGCCCGTAACTACAGTATCTATAGTAGTTCCCGTCCATTTTAAAAACTTAGAAGAAGGTGTATTTCCCAGATTTTGAAAACCGTTCTCGTTTAGCTGGTTTAATAGAAAAATAGATCTTTCGTTTAGGTCTTCTAAAGCCCTGGGTATGGGCGCAGGGCTCCAGCTTGCGCCGTTCCATACAAGAGCATCAGACGGTTCTGGCAAACCTGCGACATCAGCTAAATCATATATGCTGTCTGGGAAGGACGCAGAGCTATAGAATCCTGTGTTACTGTCGTATACTAAAGCAGATCCATCAAAGGGCACACCAGTAACGTCTGCAAGGTTGTTCATGGTATAGTCACTTGCTCTCATGACCTCGCCTATAGGAGTACTGATAAAGGCGGAAGAAGGGGCGTGCCACGTAAGAATATTGTTCGATGCCTGATTCGCTATATTGTAATTAAAATCTGCTAGAGCGCCTGCTCCAAAACTGGGATCTATATTTTCATATCTGTTTGCATCAGCTAGTGTAGTATATCTAAGTATTTGACCTTCTTGAGGGTTGTCGATACGAACATCATTTAATGCGTCTAATGAATTAGATAGTTGGACGTCACTAGTAGTCCATACTTGGTTTTCATAGTTCCACAGTAAAACCTCTCCATCTTGCAAAGCAGCTGTTTGAATATCTGTATCTGATAGTTCCGCTAGAGTAAACGTTACTTCTTGCTGCTTGCTAGTAGTACTACCAAAGGTAATAAATTGACCGTCTACTAAAGCGTCTACATTTTTATTTACAGTAATGCTAAGTCTGTCTGTAGATATAAATACTACTCTAGGAGCAGACTCTAGTTCCGAGTGCATTACATAATGATTAACTTCTACATCTGGGCCCACAGGGTCGTTCAGTACAATAGTGTTGCTACCAGTAGTCCCTGCAGGATTGTTATTTACGAATGATCCTACATCCTGAGAGATTGCCATAGGAATTACTACTTTAAATATAATAGTAGCGCCTGCAGTTATATCTATATCATAACTTACAGCAAAGCTTAATCTGTCTCCACTTATTCCACTTACAATAGGAATATTTACATTGCTTCCTATGTAAACAGCGTGACCAGGAACAATTTCTTCAGGCAAAGGAGTATCAAGAAAGATCTCACTAGTGGATTCAGTACCTACAACCCCCTGACCAACCTCTACAGTGCCAGTAGTTGCAACTACTTGGTAGACAGGAGGAGTTGCAAAAATAATAGCCTCAAATTGACTAGTTGATATATTTTCAGAAAGAGTGAGCTCTGTCCTGTCTTCAGATATGCTGTATACAACAGGATACGGCTTAGATAATGAGGGTGTTTGAAATAAGTCGCCCGGCTTTACGTTTTCAGGAATAACATCCGTTGCAGGTACAGTATCAGTATTAGTAACAGTCTCAGAAACAAACCCAGTTCCAGTTTCGATAGGTTCTTCTATATCTTCATCAACGTCTAAAGAGGGAATTTCTATTATATCCCCGTCTTCCGTTTCAACGGTTCCGCCAGTACTTCCTCCACCCCCGTCAGGGTTTGGGCTAGGAGTAGTAGTAGTACCCCCTCCAGTATCGCCACCGCCAGTACTTCCTCCTCCACCACCAGTAATAGTAGCAGGCGCCCACTTAGTTCCATTCCAAACAAGAGACTGACCGGGTTGGGGCGAAATAGTAGAAGTATCTACATCAAACAAGTCTCCAATGCCGCCAAAATTACTAACAAAGCCTAAGGTGAACTGGTTTGCATAGGTACCCGTTGTATTAAATATAGGTACCATACCTTGTTGGCCACTCCACTGGCCTCCGGTATCTGCAAGATCTCTAAACCTGGGCATAGTTGAAACGGCTTGGCCAGGAACCCAATTAGCACCATCATACTGAAGATATGTTCCTGTAGCTAATCCGGTTGTTAAATCTACATCATTTATATCTCCAAGATCGGTTTCTAAATTTACCGGGGATGAAATCCAAGTCTGAGTAGGACCATTGTATGTGAGCAGATCTCCATCATTTACTTGAACAAAATTTACATTACTAAGTTCTCCCAGCTCTACAGGCTCATCAATTAAAATTTGATTTATTGATTTAGGAACCCATTCTATGTTAAAATTATCCCAAGCAAGTAAGTGGCTTTTAGGTATGCCAGCTTCAAAACCGTTATAAGTATCGACATCATCAAGATTACTTATTTGACCAGTTACTGAGGCATAGGCTGGAACCCATTTTTGTGCATTGGTATTCCATTGAAGAAATTGTTGAGAAAGAGGAGCTGTCGATAGTGTATCCACATCCTCTAGTTCTGTTATGCTTTTGGGTATACCTGCTATGCTAGGATTTGGCTCGACATCACCGGTAATAAGAACGGTGCTTGCATCTATACTTATGCCAATGGCGCCGCTTCCTACATCACTGGTGCGAAGACTTCCTCGGTATAACCTTGAATTATCAATATAAATTGGAGTACCAGGAACAAAATTACTCGGCTGTGAACCACCTATCCAACTAGTAACCTTCGTCTGGCCCCCTAAAATAGTTATAATTCCAGAATTATAGTCACTTGAACCACTAGAAAAACTTTCATCTGCGATACCAAACCAGTCTTTAATATTAGTTACTGGATTGTTCCCATAGGTTATAGCCCGTACTCCCGTAGCTAAATCTAACGGAACTATCATTCTACTTTCTGTTAGCCCACTAGTAGAAGCGGGATGTATGCTTCCATTTATTATAAAAGAATCATAAGTATCGTCTGAAGCTGCCTCAGCTCCGTCTATATCTACAATGGGGCGGCCACTCCATTCACTATATGCAATAGTTGTTGTAAAGAGTTCTATATCATTGGTGTCAGAGTTCTCTCTCCCCCATAAAATAACTGCCGCCCTATCTGTAGTGGATGCTAAGACTGCAGGCCTAATATTTGACATGTTATACGGGGTAGGCCCTGAGCCAGTTCCATCTTCGAAGAAATATCTGGAGTACAACGAGTTGTCTGTTACCGTGCTAGTACCTGTGGCGCTAGCAGTAAACCTTGTGACCTTTCCACGAGGGGGACTAACCGTATTATCTTTATAAGCAACCCAGCAAGAGCTACCGTCTGGAAGTATAGTTACAAAAGGAAAACTTAAGTCATCATCAAATGTTCTTGGTGTTCTATAAGTTGCAAATACCCCCGTAAGTAAAGTGACCATCGAGTAGCCTTCACTGATTTGGTCAGTAAATACAGTAACGTGCCTATTAGTTGTAGGAGCATAAACAGTATGAAGGTCGTAAACTTCCCTGGTTGTAAAAGCAGTGGGCGGCTGAAAAAGTACGTCTAAGCCATCTATTTCACCTACTCGACCTATACCTACGCCTCCTCCGTTTAAAGAGTTATCCGCATAATGAAAAATTAAATTTCCGCTTTGTGTGTCAGAAGAGACGGAGTGAGAGCCGATAGCCTCGCCCAAAGAAAAATCGATAGGAAACTGCGACATGCTTACCGCAAACCCTGCAATTGTAACTACACGAGTATATCCAATATTGGTAATAATATCTTTCCAGGCAAAAATAACTCGAGTAGTTGCTATATCATACGTAACGGAGAACTCTCCTCCGACGCCGGTAGCAAACTCATGGACAGTGGTGTCCATAGTTATCTCTACACCATCATCATCTACTTCTCCAATTACAAACTCGCCCGCACCTGTAGTAGCATTAATAAATGCTACAATAAATTTTTTCTGAGAGCTTAGCCATAGCGAATGAGTTTGAGCGCCTAACTGATTACCAACAGTTTCTGATTGACCAAACTCAGGAGGTAGATAAGAGATAGGAAAGACTACAGTTCTGTTATTCTGTCTACCTACTGTAACAGCCTTTCCTGCAGTAATGTTAGTATTGAGTGCGGCTGATACAGTTAGTTTTCCGACAGTAGCTGGTGTTCCAGGAATCCACTGTTCTAAAACGTCATCGTATATTAAAGATTCGCCAGCCTTCGGAGTTGTGAGGTAGTTTACATCTGTTAAGTTTTCTATTTCTAGAACAGGACTTGTACTTACCCAAAAAGACCCGTCAAAAGCGAGTACATCATTTTCAGAGGCACCTGTAACATTTACATTTACAAGATCATTTAAATAAACGGAACTTAAAGCTGCCGCAGAGGTTGCGGTCCAGAGAGAGGTTTGAGCATCGTATGCAAGAATAGATCCGTCTGAAACAGTAGAAACATCGAAATCTGAAAAGTCTGTGATTTCAAGAGCTTTTGGAACGTAGTTACTGCCGTCATGAATGAGTACGGCACCGAGAAATCCAGCACCGCTCGAGTCATTGAGTTCTGAAAAAGAATAAGGATTATTAGTGTGATAAGAAGCAACATAAGATTTTACTGCTTCTTCAGTAGGAAGTATTACTGACCCGTCTATAGAATTCAGAGTCGGGTCATTTGTGAACGCAAGAATCTGTAGCACACCGTCTGAGAGGGTACTAAAATTCAGTTGTCCAAATTGGGCGTCATCTCCACTTTCGTACTTAGTTGTATTTAAGTAAGTGAAGTTTCCGTCTAGCTCTGTAAAAGTAAGTTCTGTGCCTTTTACAAGTCGTAGTACTAAAGCCATTCTCTATCCAATAGTTACTAGTGTTGCTGCGATTCCTGAGGTGATCAAGCCGGTGACGGCGATCCATAGCAGTCTAGTAATGCTTTGCAGAATATGGCCGTGGTTATCGATATCTCTAAGTGCGACCGTTTGCATAATTTCAATATCTGTAACTCTCGATTCAATTTTGTCTCTTGCGTCATCTAAGTCTGAAATTTGCTCTTCTACTCTTGCTAGTGCTACTACTAGTTCTGTTAATTTGTCAATTTTGTTCTCTATTCGATCTATGCGATTATTCTGTTGCTCCAGCTCCATTTAATAATTTTTCCATCAACTTACCGTAGTTGCCTTGCCCAAAAGGAATACCTTCATTAATCTGTACATTCGTTTGACTACGAATAGTGGCTGCATTGGACGCCTTTTCAGCTTCTGCCAACGCTTTAATTTCGTCCATTCTCATTTTATGGGCCATGACCATCAGATCCGCTAGATCCTTTGATGTATACATACCGCTCTCTTGAGCCTCTTCTAGCTTTGATGCTATCATTTCGTCAAGAACAGCTGCAATATTATTTTTATTCCTGTACCCCATATCTAAATACACAGTGTCTACATAACGCTTTACTTCACGCGTATTTAAAATTTCTACTACCCTATGTTCTGGCACAGACATGTATTCGCAAACTGCCTTTATGTTGCCGTATTGGAGATAGCAATTAGCTACTTCTACTCCTTCGGGAGATATTATAGAAACTTCTTTTGACATGCTATAAATTATACATTCGAGCAGATCGAATGTCAAGAAAAATTTTTCGAAGGTGAGGTAGGAAGGTGGAAAGGGAAGGTTCAGACATGCTGAAGAAAATTAAGAGGAAAAATTTTTGCGGACGTGTTCGAATTTTATGAGGTTTTTTCAGGTTTTTTCGCCGATTCGGGTTTTTTCGGTTTTTTACAAAGTTTTACGTAAAGATGGGGCCGCGCGCGTCAAAATTTTGACGGTCTCTTAACCGCCCCCTCCTGGGCAGGCGCGCGTAACCTATTGATTTATAAGGGAAAAATAAAGTTGGCACGATTCCTGCTTAAGAGCTAGGGCACGCCCCGCGTCAAACTATTGACGCACATTTGGTTATAAGCTTATAGCACATCGATATAAAAAACCCTGTACATTTGGAATTAGACCCTGTAAAATCCATCACATATAAAAACAAAAGGTATAAAAAATGTTTCACGATTTATTCACTAGAGCGCTCTTAGGAATTATTGGCATGGTAATTGCCTTAGCAATTCTGATGCCAATAGCAGGATCGTTCTTGCTAAACCTTATACCATAATGGAATATCGTTATTCTATCTTGATATAAAAAATACTGGACATTTGCAGAATACCTCTGTAAAATCCTACCCATGCAATAAAGCATTAATCACTAAGGAAAAAAAGTTATGGCTACATACACTGAAAAAATGGTTAAGCGAATGCGCGATCTTGCACCCCTTGACCTAGACAAAGCAAAGGCGCTTGCCGACGAATTCGGTTCCGTGTCTTATCGCTCTATCATCGCCAAAGCCAAAAGCGAAGGCGTTGACTATATCGCTAAAGCTCCAGCGGCTAAAAGGCCAAAAGGCCCAACTAAACGCGAGCTTGTGAGTGCTATCGAGCGATCTCTGGGATTACCCGAGAGTGACCGCGAAAATCTCACCGTTGATGGCTTAAGCCGCGTTTTAGAGCATCTCGCGTGATTGCGGTTTGCTCTTGGATAGGCACCGCGCTGCTTGGCGCGGCTCCCTTCCTCATTGACATGCCAGCGGGTAAACTCATGGCGATCATTGGACTTGCTCTGTTATGCTTGCAAGCATACGAGAAAAAATGCTACAATCTGCTTATATTAAACACAATAGGGATTATCGGTTATGCTTCCAATTTTTTTATTTGATCTCGACGAGACTGTCATCGACTCGACCCACCGTCAAGGTGAGACGTTAAGCGACTGGCGCAGAATGAATACACCCGCAAACGTCATGCGCGACTCTACGCTTCCGCTTGCTTCTACAATGATTCAAGCCATCTCGGAAGGGTTAGACGTTGGCATTTGTACTTCTCGCGTCATGGGTAGCGTTGATCGCGTTTGGCTACGCATGCGCGGAATGCTGCCAGCGTTTACGCTTTCGCGTTCAATCGATGACAATCGACCCGCTGGTGAATTCAAGCTCGCCAAAATGTCAGAGCTTGCGATTGCTCGCCGCGTTTCGTTCGACGAAATTCGTCGTCGCGTTATCCTTTGGGATGACAACGCAGACGTGCAACAAACTTTAAAAAATGCTGGCTTTCGTGTAATCGATCCGGTAAAATATAACCAAGCAAAAAAGGTAGCTGCATAATGAGCAAGAAACAATATATAGCGACAATCGATGTTGAAACAACGCAAGATCACAAGGTCGCTGATTTTGCTTGCACTATCACAGACCGCAAGGGGCGCATTCACGCTCAATGCGCTGTCATGGTTGACGGCATTTTCACGGATGCAGAAAATCACCCGCTCTTTTTTAATAAGGATGCTGGCCCTTCTGCGCTATGGTCTCGCAAATCAGCAGACCGACGGTATGCAAAATATCAAAAAATGGTACAGGATGGCTCGCGCATGATTGCAAGCGTGGGCGCGATTAACCGCTGGTTAGAGCGGGCGGTCGGAAAATACGACCCAATCTTGACCGCTTACAATCTAGGCTTTGATTCTGGCAAAATGTCAAATACTGGAATAGATCACTCTATTTTTTCTCAGCGCTTCTGCCTCTGGCAAGCGGCCTGCGTAAAATGGGCATCCTCTACGGCATATAAAAATTTCATCATGCAAAATCATTACTTTAATCCGCCTACTGCTTTCGGCAATATGACTTACCAAACCAACGCCGAGGTTATGGCGCGATTCGTTACGGGTCAAGATTTGCCAGACGAGCCACATACAGCGTTAGAGGATATTATCGGTTACGAATTGCCTATATTGAACGCAATCATAAAACGCGGTAAAATGTCCGACATCATAGATTCTTGCGTTGGCTATAACTGGCGCGACTATCAAGCAAAAAATCATTTTACTGCAAAAAAGGTTGCATGATATGAAAACCAAATTGCTCGCTTTAGCTTTCAAGGCTTATATAATTTACTCGCTATGCGCTGATTTTATTCTCGTTTGCGGTATAATCTGGCTTCTTTTGGAGACTGTATAATATGAAATTAAAAACAGAACAGGCGCGACTGAATCGCAATCTCGAAAATCTAGCGCTCGATAGAATCTGCGTGGTGCTCGAAGGTCGCGACACTGCCGGAAAATCCTCGACGATTCGCGAGGTGACGCACTATCTGAATCCTGCGCTTTATTCTGTGCATCTATCGCGCAAGCCTAGCAAGTCCACCATGAAAAAATGGCTTGCGTATTGGTCGCGTAGAATGCCAGCATATAACCAGATCGTTTTTTATGATCGATCATGGTATAGCCGCGCAATGGTTCAACGCTTAAACGGTTGGTGCTCAGAAACTCAATATAAGAATTTTCTAGCGAATCATAAATCATGGGAAAAATCGCAAGGCGTTCGCATGATTAAATTTTGGCTTTCAATTTCCGAGGATGAACAACGCGCACGAATTGAGCGCAGAAAAAAATCGCCATTGACCTACTGGAAATTTTCCGAGAATGACGAGAATGCGCTCTCATACTATGACCGCATGACTCTATTAAAAGAGCGCGTGATTGATTCTGATTGGCATGTGATCGACTACAACGACAAGCGGCAAGGCATCTATTCCCTTTTGGAAACACTCAATACCACACTTGAAAATTTGGAATAGGTCGCGCATGTTTCACGTGAAACACTCTCGCCAAAAATTTCTTGAAAAAAGCATTGACTTCTTGAAATTTTTGGCGCGGGGGCGCCAGTGCGAAAGCGAAGTGCAAATCCGATTGGTGTTACGTCCTTGCGGGTGCGTGTATGGTGGATCAAAAGGTAGTCTTCGGGGAAAGTTGCGGAAAATTTTGTAGAAAATTTGCTCGCGCCGATTATAGTGGGAAATCGATGCGATGTCAAGGACTTTTTGCGGGTGTGTTGTAATTAGTTTAAATTTGCGCAGGTCTCGGCTGCGCCGAAGCAAGTGCGAAAATGAAGTGCAAAATTTACGTACGTAAAAGTGTAACTTTTATACACTTATATGTACGTAAAAGTGTACCATGCAGCAAATCGGACTTAATTTGAGATAACCCCGCTTTATCTTACCAAACACCCGCCAAACCCAGGATCGCCGCCGTGTGCACGGAATCCCATTAGGTATATTATACAGGCTTTAGCGGGGTAATGTCAAGCCCGTGTAGGGTTAGGTACAATTTAAAAAAATTTATTTGCGCCGAAATTTGACAAAAAACTTGACCCCGCAATGGTCGAGGGCGGCCCCCGGGAATTAGGTTGCGGTTGCTTATTGACAAAAAAGAAAAAACATTTGACAACGTAATCAAATGGTAGTATAATATACACATATTAAAAAGGAGTATATTAAGTGGCAAAGCAAAAGATCTTTTGTGTGATAGACGACAAAACCTGTGCAATAAAAGGTGCGTACTCTAACTTTGAGACAGCTATCAATTTAGCTAAAGCTTTCTCTACAGTAGAAGACATACACCACTCTATAAAGTCTATACCCTTTGACTTCATAGACTTTACAGTGTTGGGCCAAGCAGTAATCAAAAAAACAGAATTTAAAGAGGGTGAGAAGTTTAAAATTCTTGACCAGAATACCAAAATTGTGGTATAATAACTTTATAAATAAAAGGAAAAGCCATGAAATTATATGTAGTATTTGACCCAGAGCAGCAAGAAGCAGTGTTTATTCACCCTGATTTTCGAGAGCTCAAGAAGTTTATGAAAGAGCTGAGAGACGAGTTAGTAGAGTTAGGTGCTGAAGAAGCAGAAGGGTGTTCTGACCACGATGTACTAGAAATGTATGGAGGTTGGATTGGACACATCTACGATGCGGATTGGTTAAAGGAAGGAAATTGGTAATGGATAAAATGGATT